AAAACAAAAAAAATATTTTCTTATTTTAAACTTTGGTAAATAATATTATACATATAATTATATGATAGCATTTGAAGAAAATTTAATACCAATAAAAAATTTTACTGCTGGAGAAGAATTACCATTTCAACTTGTTTGCGTTGTAAATCCAGCACAATCATTATACACTAAACCGTTAGTTTCTCAAATGAAAGGATTAAATATTCCTTGTATCCCAATGAATTCTACTATTATTCGAAAATTAAGAGCAACTATTTATAGTGATAATAAAAGATTTTGTAAAGGGTTGGGAGGATTTGACACATTACAATTTGGTAGAGATGAATTCATGATGATTATTAGTTATTTTGAATATGAAGGTAAAAACTACATCAATGGTTTTATAAATGTAAAATTATTGAATGAAGATTCTGTAGAAATAAGTTATATTTGTTCTGATTTACATTTTTCAGGTATAGGAAAAATATTGCTTTCTTTAGTAAAATTGGTTGTTACTATGATGGGAATTCCAACTATTCGTCTTGAGTCAGTTATTAATCCTTCTACACAAAATTTTTATACTTCACAAGGTTTTCAATATGTGAAAGATAATGGAAACAAAAAAATATTTGAAATTAATACGGGATTAATGAGTAGGAAAGATCAATTATCAATTGGTAAATTGTTCCATCATCTTGGAAAAAAGAAACCTTTATTTGCTATTTTTTATCCATCAAAAAATAGAGAGATGGATACAATGGCTTTATTGCCCTATCTTGAAATAAGAACAACACAATCTCCTCAACCATCACCAAGAAATTTTTTTACTCCACGATCTAGTCCTCGTTCTGCTAGATCGACAGAAGATGATTCTATTTTTAGAGATGTAGCAAGTCCTAGAGGTACAGCAGCACGTGGTAGAAAGAAAATGAGAGATACAAAGAAAAGAAGGAAAAAGAAAAATTAATTTAATTATAATTATTTAAATAATAAAATAATTATTATTAATGGAAAATATATTATTGGAACCTGTAAGTTATTATAAAAATCAAAAAGGTAAAAATATTCGTAAATTATTGGGAGATTTATTTGGTAATTTATTAAGTGTGAATCAAGAAGACATAGAACTAGCTAATAATATTATTAATAGTTTCCATAATGCTTCCTTAGTAATTGATGATATTGAAGATAATAGTTTATTAAGACGTAATGAACCTTGTTCTCATATAAAATATGGTATTCCTTTAACATTAAATGCTGGATATATGGAAATTTTTCAATCATTAAAAATAATTAGTACACAATATTCTTCTAATACTACAAATAAAATAATAGAATATTTGTATCATCTTCACGAAGGGCAAGGTATGGATATTTATTACACAACAAATAAAATAATTCCTTCTTTGGAAGACTATACAAAAATGATTGTTTATAAAACAGGTTATCCAATGCTTATTAATTTAGAATTGTTATTTGATAAATCTAAAAATGTTATATTTAAAAAAAAATACGTCCAATTTAAAAATATTCTAATTAATTTTTCTATTTTTTATCAAATTCGTGATGACTATATAAATCTAACAGATGTGAATTATTGGAAAGAAAAAGGGTTTTGTCAAGATTTTGATGAAGAGAAAATTAGTTATTTAATTACTTATTTTAAAACAATAAATAATACAAATATTCTTGAATTATTAAAAGATAAAACAAATGAAGGAAAAATAAAAATACTAAAGTTATTTCATGAAAAAAAATTATTTGATATTATTTTTAAAAAATTAATTGAATTAAGAGAAAAAATATTGAGTGAAATGAATCTGAATTTTATTTTTGATAAATTACTATTTTATAAATTTGATTTGAATAATTTAAATAATATCTGATTTATTTTTTAAAGAATCAAAATATTTATATTTATCTAATGTTAAAAAAGATATTGAAGTTATAGAATAGCCTATTAATAATAATATTATTCCATAATTTCCTTCATAAATATATTCAGAATAAAATGACATACAATAAAAATATATTAATAACAATATTAATACAAAAATTCTAATTAATAACTTTATATTACTTTTGTGCTCAGGTGTAAAATAAATATCGAGTGTAACAATAAAAAATATTATAATAATATTTATGTAAAAAGTTATATTTTTTATACTTGACAAATTAATATCATTTAATTTATTTGTTTGTAAAAAACAATATAAATGATATAATGTAAATGTTCCAGCTAAAAATAATAGATATAACCATATATCATCATTCATACAAATAAACTCTTGTTGTTGTACTGTATCTTTGTTATTTATTAATTTACTTGTATAAAATTTATCCATTAAAAATGATAATGAACAAATAATAGTAAATAATATTGAAAATACAATACTATTATAAAATATAATTGAAAATAGTGTTATTACAAAATATTTAATAAAATTAATATAAAAATTATTAATATTTAATTTATTGTCTGTTATATCATCATATGCTTTTGAAAAAATACCAAATAAAAATGCTAATAATAAATTAAAAGAATATTCCATTAATAGTTTATTATAAAATTTTTATATTATATTAACTTATATAATGATACAATTTATAGTTTTTTTGTTAGTATATATGTTTTTTCAATTGTTATTAATTATGAGTGAATCGATACCTTATTTAAATATGGTTTCTGATATTCAAGGTTACAAATTTAATATGTTTAAAAATTTAAATAATAAATTTAATTTTAGATTTATTTTAACATATATTTTTATATATTTAGGTTTTTTATACTTAACATATTATTTTATTATTAAAGAACATAAATCATTACTTGAAGGATTTTTATTTGTAAGTGGTGTTTATTTTGTTGCTGATTTTAATATATTATTACTTTTTGATGGTTCAGTATCACATTTACCAGTATTATTTTATGATATATTTATTGTTGGTGGATTATGCATGGTTATATCCCAATATATAATTTATAATTATTATAGCATATTAAAAAAGTATTTTTGGTTATTAATTATATTAAATATATTGGCTACATTTTTGGGTATTATTGTGGGGTATCAATATAATCCAGATTTGTCTAATATAAAAGGTATTGTATTATTTTAACATATTACCAATAACAAATTGTAAAATTATTCATATTTAAAAATAATTTATTATAACTTTCATTTCCACATACCAAAATAGTTGTATTATTTGAATCGTATTTTTTTAATATTTTATTTATTTTTTTTATTGTTAATTTATTATCTGAATAAAATATTCTTTGTTTTATATTCAAACAATTTTCTTTTTCATTTTTCAAACTACCAAATAATTTACATTTATATTTTGTATTGGATTGTAAATTTGTTAAAATACTATAAAAAGGTGTTATTCCAGTTCCACAATAAAACATTAAAATATTTGTATGATTGATTGGATTATTATGATATAATAGTAGATCTTTTTCTTTTTCGTAATAATTATTACCAAAAGGTCCATCTACATGTATAGCTATTTTTTCTTTTAATAAACAAATTTTTTCTGATATTTTATTATTTTTATAATTTTTTATAAAGAAGGTTATAGTATTTTCTTCTTTATTAAAATCAATAGGAGTATAAGGTTTTTTTTTTTTATCAATATATAAATTTATATATTGTCCTGGATGATAATTTATTAAATTTTTTAATTTTATTTCTATTTTATGTAGTGAAGTATCTGTTATATTAATATTACTTTTAATAAAATGATGATTGTATTCTCTTTTTTTATCCATAACTAAATTATAATGATTGAATACAAAATATAATAAAATTAAAACTCCAAATAATAAAGTATTATTTTTTACATAATTATTAAATAAATAAATTATACTTACAACAGACCATAAGAAAAATTTATTTACACTTAATCTTGTTCTACAAATCCATATTAACATAATAATAAATAAGTTTTCAAAATTAACAATCGTTTTATTATTAAAAGACAATATAGCAAATAATAAGTACTGAAAAAGATAAATTAAATGCCAGTGAAAATTGTTAATTATTCCTTTTTTAGATAGTGTTCCCATAAATGCTGTTATTTGTATAATAAAAATAGCCATAAAATTATATTCTATATTTGATTTTGAACTTATTAATGTATATGTAACAAAAATTTGTACGAATGTATATAAATTTATTATACTTATTTGTAATTCGTTACTACATGTACTCCAAAAAGGTAAAGTATTAATTTTATAACCTAATTTATCATTTAACGGTTTAGTATAATAACTAGCTATATCAGCAAAATACATATTTAATAATACAACAACTGCTGTTAATATATGGGATAATATATTTTTATTAAAAAAATATAAAATAAATATAGTTATAAAATGTCTTATTACAAATAATATACTATGAAGTCTATATTCTTCTCCTATTGAAATAGTAATATAATTCAGATTTTTTTGTATTTTAAATTGTAAAGAAGATAAACTTAATAATAAATGAATTATTAATATTACAAAAAAAGACAAATTAATTTTTCTTAACGTACACTCACCTTTACAACCACTATATGCTAAATCAAATACAAAATAACAAAAATTTATTAATACAATAAAACCTAATATTTTATGTAAGTTTAAATAATCTTCGTGAGTAAATAATTTAGATATTTTATTATTATTCCATTTATATTTTATCAAATCATAAATGGAAATTTTATCATAGATTTCTTCTTCTACTACTTCTTTTTTTTCTTCTTCTATTTTTTCTTCTTCTTTTTCTTCTTCTTTTTCTTCTTCTTTTTCTTCTACTTCTTCTTTTATTAAATACTTTTCCAACATTTTTACTGCTTGTTTAGAATGTCCTACTTTATTAAACTCTTCAGTCATATCTTTGCCATCTACAAATACATTATTACCACCAGGATGTTCGTTTATAAATTCAGTTATATCATATTTTTTATTATTTATAATAATAATCATAAATAATAATAATAATTTTTTTTGTTATATTAACCTTATAGTTCCAATGAATAAGTTTGTTGAATCCATTCTTTTAATTCTTCCAAATCTCCATTTTTATAATTCATAGGACATTTTTGTAATTTTAAAAAGGATGGTTTTTTCATTTCAGAAGTTTGATAAAAGATATAATCACCAAATTTTCCTTTTTTAATACAACATTCTTCTGTTATTTTTCTTACTGAAGGTTTCCCTCCAGTTGAATTCTCTAATACATTCAAAACTTCTTTCAAGGAAACATTTTCAATAGGACGATTACCTAAAGAGGACAATGATATTTTATTTTTTCCATATTCAACATACAGTCCAAATTTACCTTTTTTGACAAATATTTCTTGGTCTTCATATTTACCCAATGACTTGTTTTCATGAATCAAATCTTCTAATTTATATTCATGATTCTTTAATTTTTCCAAATCTATATTGCGTTGAACTGAATAATAAGTGGTCTCTTTGTTTTCTTTTTTACAAATAGCTGGACCTTTGCTTGTTATAACATATGAATGAATATCATCTATTTTTATATTTAACTTAGGAGTTTTTAATTTTTCAATATTACTAGTTAATTCATTCGATACATCAAAACATAATTTAGGTCCATTTAATTTATCTTGACTGATTAAATCTAATTTATCTTCCAACTCTTTTGTGTATTCATAATCAAAGAAAGAAGGAAAATATTGTAATAAATATTCAATTACTAAAATTCCCGTATGAGTTATTACTAATTTGTTTTTTTCATTCCCAAATTCTTTAGAAGTTTTTATTTCATTCAATTCTTCTTCTACTAATTCAAAATCAATACATTCTATTTTTTTTCCTACTATATTTGTTTTTTCTACATATTTTCTTTCTTGTATTTTATCAATCAACATCGAAAAGGTAGAAGGTCTTCCAATACCTTTTTCTTCTAATAGTTGGACTAATCTAGCTTCTGTATAATGATTTTTTAATTCAATTAATTTAAATTGTGAAGTAATTTTTTTATATTTCACTGGAGAAGATTCTTTACATTTTGAAAAATAATGAAATTCCTTTTCTGATTTTATATTTTTATCTAAAATTAGAAACCCATCAAATTTTATTTTACATGCTATGTATTCAAATTTATATTCAAATGGTGCTGATATTAATCCTTTTATATGATCTAATATAGCATCTGACATACAACTTTGTAATGTATTTTTCCAAATAAGATAATAAACCTTTTTAGATTTAGCAGAAAATTTTTCATCCAAAGTTGTTCGTTCTATATTCGTAGGTCTAATTGCCTCATGTGCTTCTTGTGTCATTTTATTAGTAGACTTTTCGTTTTTTATTTCTATAATATGTAGTCTTTCACTGATATATTTTTCTGAATATTGCTTGAGAATATATTGTTTTGTTAATTCAATAAACTGAGAAGAATACTTTTTATTATCCGTTCTCATGTAAGTTATATATCCATTTTCATATAATTCTTGACATATTTTCATCGTCTCTTTGGGAGAAATATGAAGTTCATTGCTTACTGTTTGTTGAAGGGTTGAGGTTATAAAAGGCAAAGGAGATTTTTTTGTAGATGTGTATTGAGGTTGAGGTTTTAAAATAAAAGAATGATTCACACATTCTTCTAAAAACTCTTCACATTTTTCTTTCTTTTCTATTTGTTTATTTAGAACAAATGGGATATTATGTGCTGTGAAATATCCAATTGTTTCATACACTTCTTTTCCTATATTTTCTTGGATATCTTTAAAATTATCATATACTAATCGTAAAGCAGGAGTTTGACAACGTCCGGCTGATAAACTAGGAGCTATTGCTTTCCATAATAAAGGAGATAACTTATATCCTACAACTAAATCCATTACTTGTCTAGATTGTTGGGCGTAAATTAAAGGTAAATTTAAATAAGTAGGTGATTTAACAGCTTGTTGTAAAGCTTTTTGTGTAATTTCATGAAATACAATTCGTTTTGTTTTTAAAACATCCAAATTAAATAAAATACAAATATGCCAAGCGATTGCTTCTCCTTCACGATCATCATCTGTAGCCAATAATATTTCATCTGCTTTTTTGATTTCTTTTTCTAGAGTATCAATTTGTTTTTTTTTTATAGAAATATTTTGAAATTTTAATTTCCAATCATTAGGTTGTAAATCAATATTTTGTAAAGAAGTTAATTCTCGTAAATGTCCGAAGCTTGCTACACATTTATATCCTGTACCTAAATAACTTTCTATTTTTTTACATTTAGCAGGAGATTCGACAATTAATAAAGTTGTCATTGTTTATTAATAACTATTATGTTTAATCTTTTTCAATTATTTATTATTAGATTGTTTTTTCCATGTTTTCCAAGATATATTTTCTTGTGCTCCTTTATATTCTGATTCTTTAGCAGTTTCATTTAATTTATTAGCCTTTTTCAACGCACTATCTACATATATTTTTTTTAATAGCATTCCAACCTCATAAGAACCCTCATGTTGATCGATTTCTTTGTCTTCTATTTTTTTTAATACATTTAAAAAGGTAAATAAAATAGAAATATCAATTTCATCTTTTTTTATTTTATTAAATAAATCTGTATAATACGTATATAAAAAAGAACATTCTTGCATCGCATTTTCTGTTGAACTCTCTTTTAATGTTAAAAGTAATTCAATATCTTTTTTTAAAAGAGAGCTGTGTTTTAATTCTCGTATTTTATCTGTTTGATCTTGGACGTTGTTTTGTTTTATCATATCTTGTAATTTTAATCTTTCGTCGAAATTCATAATAATATATTAATAATTTTTATTTTAAATATTTATTTATATATTATATGAGTCTTGGAGCTACTAGTGAAGGACATAGCAGACAACAAATAATAGAAGATAGAGCAAATGCGAATGAATTACAAGCTACTTTATTTAAAAAAGGAGGTTATACATGTCCTACAACTTATACAAATTCCACTCAAAATAAGATTATGGATAAGGTATGTCAAGGAAACGCAAGTGCGAACCAAGTGAATGAAGGAACACAAATGGGCGGTAAAACAAAAAAAAAAAGAACAAAAAGAAAAAGAACAAAAAGAAGAAAGTTAAAAAAGAAGTCAAAAAGAAGAAAATAAATTATAATAATAATAATATAAATGCCTTCAGGAAGTAGTTTAATAGCATTCACTTATGTGAATATCATGTTTATTTTACAAATAACCTTAATGGTAATATTAAGTAATATTAAACAAATAAAAGATAATTGGTCGGTATATAGATGTAATCCTTTATTTATGGGACTATCAGATAATATAACAGAAGATTTTACTTATTGTGTGCAAAATATGCAAACAGATTATTTTGCGGTATTGATTGAACCAATGAATATGATTGTAGGAGGACTATCAGATTTAGGAACTACATTAAACGATAATATATTAGGTATGGCCGATGGAATATCCAGTTTAAGATCAAATATAACTCAATTATTTGGAGGCATATTTGGCATGTTTCAAAATATTGTTGTGGTATCCGAAAAGTTGGGATTTAATATGATAGATATGATGAAAAGAATAGTTGCGGCTTTGATTAGTGCTACTTACGGTTCTATTGCGGGAATTTATGGAGTTGGTTCAATGGCAAATATATTAGTGAATATAGGTACTGGTAATTTTAAAGAAATAACATGCTTTTCACCAAATACAATATTAAAATTAAATACAAATGAAAATAAAAAAATAAAACATTTAAAAGTGGGAGATATATTAGAAAATGGAAGTAAAATTATAGGGATTTTAAAGTTATCAAATGATGATTTTATGTATGAATTAAAAGATAAAGGGATAGAGCCAAATATTCGTATAACAGGAAAACATTATATATTGTATAAAAATGATTTTATACAAGTAGAAAATCATCCTGATTTTAAAATAACAAATAAAATATGTCCGATTGTTTATAATTTAATTACTCATAATCATCTTCTTCCGATTAGAGAATATTTATTTTGGGATTATAATGATGATATATTAAATTATAAAAAGTAAATTATTTTGTAATATATATTAATGCCTGATATATTAAAAAAGATATATAATCAAAATACATATTTTAAAAGATATGGGTCCTCTGTGTATTCATGTATAATATATATTTTTATTCTTATTTATATAATTATATTTTGTAGTGTATGGAAAACAAAAACAAGCGTGCAAGATGATTGGGTAAATCAACGTTGTAATCCATTTGTCTTTCCTTTTGCTGGATTTATTAATGCTCCTACAAATGATTCTATTATTAGTTATACATTAAAAAATTTTACTGAATGTGTGCAAAATGAAGTTCAAGCAACTACAAATATTGGTACACAGCCGTTAAATATGATTACATCTGGTTTAACAAGTATTTATTTAGCAATTAGTGAAGGTGTATTAAGAATAGCTACATTTATTGCTTATCTTAGAGAACAATTAAATGGTTATTATTATGAGATTTTTCAAATGTTATTAAATTACTTAATTCCTTTTCAACAAATTAATTTATCCGTTGTTGATTTATTAAAACGCACTACTGCTATGTTATATACCATAATTATGACATTTGTAACCGTTGTTGGTGTTATAAAAGATGCTTTTGGTTCTACAATACAAATTATACTGAATGCTTATGGAATATTAATTATATTATTTATTGTATTATTATTTTTTACGCCTTGGTCGTTAGTTGTAGCAATCCCATTAAGTATTGTAATTTTAACATTATTATGTTTAATTATTATATTATTAATTTTTTACGCACAAATATTTGATGGGTTGCCATCTTTTATACCTTCTTTTCCTGGGTTCTGTTTTGGTAAAGATACAATATTAGTGTTAAAAAATAAAAAGAAAGTAAAGATACAAAATATAAAATTAGGTTCTATATTAGAAGATGGAAGTGTTGTGAAAGCAAAAATAAAATTATCTTCTGATAATATTCCTATGTATAATTTAAATGGAGTTATTGTTAGTGATACGCATTATGTATCATTAACACCTAATGAAATTCATGAAAAAAATAAATGGATACAAGTAAAAAATCATTCGTCATCTAAAGAAGTACATTATTCAAAATCTTATTTGTATTGTTTAAGTACTAGTAGTAAAAAAATAAAAATAAATAATATGTATTTTTTAGATTGGGATGATATGACAATTCCATTTTATTATTTATTTAAAGATAAAAAGAAAATGGCTAAATTATTAAAAGGTTATTCGAAATATAAAAAGATTGATTATGAATTATTTCAAAAAAATATTTCTCAAGTTAAAATTAATGATGAAATAAAAGATGCCAAAATAATAGGTAAAGTTAAAATATTAAAAAAGAAAAATATAAAATATAATATTATTACAAATACAGAATACTTTTATAGTAATAAAATAAAGCATCAAGATTTTTATGATTTAATTAATAATTTATAATTTATAATTTTTTTAACCAACTAATGTATTGTTTTCCTTTTATATAATTGTTATTTCCTGACATTTTTCTAAAATATTCTGCTTGTGTATTACAAATACAGACTTTTATTCTTTTATTACAAATATAATCTGCTGTTTTAAATTTTTCTTTTTCTTCGTGTTCTAAACAATAATTCAACATATTGTTTATAACTTTGCTTTTTGTAGGATATTTATCAAAATAATTATCTACTAATATTAATTTATTTATTATATACTTATCCAATACAAGTGATTCAATAATTTTATAATTTTGTATTTCTTTTATATCTTCATCTTCCATACTCCAAAAAGTATGTATGTATTTTAAAATATTTGGATTATTTGTATTTCCCATTATTATATTATTTAAATTTATCTTTAGGATATTTTATTTATTTATATTATGAGTAAAACAAAAAATTTTACGAAACAAACTATTTTTATAATTGTTATAGTTCTAATTATCATTGCTGTCTTTTATTGGTATATTACATATACAACAGAAAATTTTGATAATGGAAATAATAAAAAAAATTTAAATAGTAGTCTTAATGATGCTTTAAAATTAGTTTCTAATATTGAATTACCTGATAATATACTTAACAACATACAATCGGTTCCGTCTATTTCTACAATAACTCCAAAATTAGCATTTTCCAATATTAAAGAATCTTTTTATGGCATGGGTGATAATACAATTAATAGTTTTGGAAAAGCTAAAAGTATAACAAGTTCAAAAAATTGGGATAGTGCGAATTTAACTTATAGTTCAAATAAAAAAAATAAAAAAAATAAAGCTCTTAACCAAATATTAAATAGACCTCCACAACCTATTCCTTTGCCTGAAGGAGAAATGGATATGTTCGCAACTACACAATTTAAACCTCAGTGTTGTCCTAACACATATACAAATTCAACTGGGTGCGCTTGTATGACTACTCAACAATATAAATATTTAATTGATAGAGGAGGAAATAATGTTCCTTATTCTGAATATTAAATAATATAATTTAATTATATGGATCTTTTTTTTCGATTATTAAAAAAAAAGTCTTATAATTATCATTCACAACATTATAAACCTCCTTCTTCTCCGAACCCTAATAAACCTCCTCCTCCGCTAAATTCTAATAAGCCTTCACCACCTTCAAACCCTAATAAACCTCCTCCTAATTCAAATCCTAATAAGCCTTCACCTCCTTCAAACCCTAATAAACCTTCCCCTCCGCTAAATTCTAATAAACCTCATCATCCAAATCCTTATAAACCTCTTCCTTCAAATCCTAATAAACCTCTTCCTTCAAATCCTAATAAACCTCCTCCTACTTCAAACCCTAATAAACCTCCTCCTCATCCTTCCAACTCTACTAAACCTACTAAACCTATTAAACCTAAGAAAAAAATTAAGAAATACTTTAAGAAAAATTTTATTAAATACTTTAAAAAAAAACCAAATAAGAAAGCTAATATAAAGCCTAAAAAAAAACCTATTAAAAAACCTATTAAAAAACCTATTAAAAAGATAAATAATATTACAGATTTTAATACATATCCAGATATTAATCCAATAGATAATGAATCCAATATAGCTCTATTAATAGGAATGTGTTATTATAATAAAAAGAATAATACGCAACAATTATATGGATGTATAAATGATGTAGAAAGTATAGAAAAATTATTAATACAAAGAGGTTTTTTAAAAGAACATATAATGATTATGACGGATGGCAAAGAAGTAGATCCACTAAGTAAATTATTTACAACAAAAGAAAATATCTTGAGAAACTTTGACTATTTGTTAAAAGGTATTGTTATAAATGAAACAGGAGAAATAATTTATAAGACTAATAATCAAAATAGATTTTTCTTTTATAGTGCACATGGAACTAGAGTAGGAATAAAATCGCCTTTAAAGCTAGATACTCAATACGATCAAATGGATTTTATCATTCCAAGTGATTTTAAATCAAATAACATAAGTACTCTTATTAGTGATATTGATTTTAAAAATATAATAAATAATAATGTTTCTTATAATTTTAAACTAACTATGTTATTTGATTCTTGCCTTAACCAATCCATGTGTAATTTAGCTTATGGCTATTACAGCACATTAAATGACGATAAAAAAGATAAAGTCTACACGTATCAAATTACTACAAATGATATTACCCGTTATACAAATGTGAATACTATTACGAATTCACAAGTTTTTCAAATGAGTAGTTCGGAAGATAAACAATATTCCATTGATATAAAGAATGGAAATAAAGCAAATGGTGTTTATACTATGGGATTAATGAATTTTTTTAAAAATCCACTTAAAGTTTGTAGCTGGAAAGAATTATTATTATCTCACCGTAAATGGTCTAAAAATAAGAGGCATAATCAAATAGCTCAATTATCTTCAGGTCATGAAGCAAATATTAATACAGATTGTATTAATTTTTAATCATTTTCAATCAAATACGATATATAAAAAACAAGAATATTATTATCAAATACATATTTAATTTGTAATGGATATTCTTTTTTAAAAGAAATAAAAAGAGAATTTGTTAATTTTGTTGTTAATGTAAGTTTAGATAATAAATTTAAATGAAATGTCATTTCCATTTCTTCTCCTTCATTAATACTATATTCTTGAATATTATCAATTGATATATCTATTTTCATTTCCCCTTGTTCTCCAATAGATTTTAATTCAATCATTTCTTCATTACATTTAATTTTTATTCTATCCGCAAATAAGGATAATTGTGTTAATAATTCATTCCAAATTTTAGGACATATTGACATTTCCGCATCATAATCTAATGTAGGTATTTTAATTATGTCATGTTCTATATCTATTAATACTATTTCAAAATATTTATTATAGTGTGTAGATTCTGTATATTGATACGTAGGAATATAATTTAGAATTTCTTTGTTGTTAATATATGATATAAATAACTTATCATTGGTTAATATATATTCTAATAATAAAAATTGATTTTCTGATGAAATAGATAAAATAGAATAAAAAATACTTGAATCTATAGTGAAAGAAGCTATATCTTTTTCTATATAATCAAACCAATCATAATTTAAATAAATTTCAAATAATGAACTGTGAGAACTATTTAACCCTTGGATAAAGAGTCTTGTTTCTTGAAAATAAAAATGTATTGCTTGACTTGATAATTTAATTAATTGAAATAAAGACAATAATTTATCTTTTTTTGTTTTTTCTATTAAAATAATTTTCATTATTTATTTAATTAAATATATATTTAAATAAATATATTGTTATATAAAATGATTCGACAACCAAATTCTCAATCTTATATTAAAGTTTTTTATTACGTTACTTTACCCCAACTTTCTGTACCCAACAATCCACAATCCCCTTATTATAAAACTAATACATCTAAATTAATTATATTAAATAATAATAATAATAATAATAATTTAATATATGGAAGAAAGTGATAAAAAAAAACAAAAAGAAAATTTATTAAAATTTGTAAAATATCTTTATATTGCTTCAGCATTAGGTATTTCACTAATTAATTATGGTACATTAGAAAGCATATTAATTTCAAGAAATATATGTTTAGTGGTGGTTATTATTGCGAATATTATTATTATTTATTTTCAACTACAGAGCCAAGATATTGGTGCTAAAATTGCGAATATTAGTTTATTAGTATTGTTTATAATAATATTAATTACATATATATATTATATTAATAAAAGTTATTCACTTGATAAAACTACAAATATTTTAAAAAATTCTTTTTCAAATTCTTTTATTATACTATTTGTCTTACTATGTATATATTTGTCTTATTATATCAAATTTGATATGACAACAGGACAATATAGTACTTTATTAATATGTTGTTCTATTATGATTTGTTTATTATATCCTTTAATTATAACGATTATTTATTATAAAACAGACGGGTTTAAAAATATTTATATATAAAAAAAATTGAATAATTATATTAATATAATATAATTTATATAACATGACGATGAATTTCCAAAACAATACTGATTTGCCAATTGTAGTTGAAACATGGATAAAAGTGAAAGATGGGTTAAGTAGATTAATAGATATATGTGTTTCTCCTCATGAAACAAAAGAAATAAATAGTTTAACTGGAGAATGTAATATTCATCGTATGTTTTGTGAAAAAGAAAACAATGATTTATGGAGTGAATATATTATAAATAAAACAATACCTATTTATTTAGGTAAATTTCGTAATCAAAAAGCTTTCAATAATGAATACATTTGGCTTGATACAGAGTTGTTTTCATTAAAAGAAAAAGATAATATATTTATTTGGGATATTAATATAAAAAATTAATATTATTATTAGTTATATGATTGAATCAAAAATAAATATTGTTATTTCAAGATATAATAAGAATGTAGATTTTGTGTATAAGATAAATAATAATAAAAATATAAATGTTATTATTTATGATAAGGAAGATTCAAATTCATCATTTAATGTTCCGGTTAATAAAGGCCAGGAAGCATCATCTTATCTAAAATATATAGTGGATTATTATGACAATTTAACTGATTTTACTTTTTTTATTCATGATGATGAATTCGCTTGGCATCATTCTGGTTCTTTAATTGATAAATTTGATGAAGCTGTTAAAAGTAATGAGAAATATTATAATGTTAATGATAGATGTGTTTGGTTTAGTGAAACAGATATAACATTCAGAATGTGTTATGATGATTTATTAGTATGGTATAATGAATATATTGAAGAATATATTCCATTTTCTCAAGTACCAAATAATAAAAATTTTTTAGATGGTTATACAGGATCGGCGCAATTTTTGATACATAAAGATTTAATAAGAAATTTACCAAAAGAATTTTATAAAAAATTATATGATTGGATTACTACAACCGATATTCCTAATTGGAAAACAAGTAGATTTTTAGAATGGACTTGGCATATTTTTTGGGTTATTTATCCTAATTATATACAAAAAAAATAAATTTTTTATTATTTATATTTATGTAAATCTAAGCAACATTATAATAAGTTATTTCATATTAAATTATTATAAAAATAAAATATATGTTGAAATATATTTTATTTTTTATTGTTATTTGTACTTTATTATTTTTTGTTTTTTTAATTATTTTTTTATTAATAGCTTATTTATTTATTTATTATCTATTACAAATAAATACTAATTTTTTAGATTACAATAAAGATACAAAAACAATATTGGATAAATATGGAGATTACAAAATACACAAAATGTATTATTATAAACAAGATATAACAAATTTAACTTGTTTTATAATAAATTTAGTTTCACGTTATAAATATTATAATCATTTAAAGAATAATCACCCTTATCATGTTGGATGTATTTTAATACTTAAAAATACACATAATGATATTAAAATTTTAAAAATACATAAATCTCATACTGGTATTTATATTTATGATAATTTTAAAATTAATTCATACAAAAAAATAAAAAATGTTTCTATTCATAAAAATAAATATACTTTAAATGAGATGTTGGATATTACAAAAAAAAATATGGGAGGAAAAAATTTTTTTAACTGGGAATTAAAAAATAATAATTGTGAAGATTTTGTTAAAAATTTAATTAAAAGTATTCAAAAAAAAACAAAAAAAATTCAACATCAGACTATTTTATTTAATGAATCAGATGTGTATTTAATCAATATAGTATGTATTTTATTTTCTTCATTTAATTCTTGTTTGAATTTATTTTTAGTTTAATATTAATTAAGTTAATATTTAAAAATAATAAGAAAATTAAATTATGAGTTTTCCTAATAATGTTTTAACTATTAAAACCGTACAAATTGCCCCTTTTAGAACTTTAATGACGGCTTTAAAAGATATTTTATTGGAAACAAATATTACTTTTCAACCTGATGGTATTCGAATTATAAATATGGATAAATCGCATACAATATTGGCTCACTTATACTTAGACGCTCAAAACTTTGAATTATATGAATGTAAAAAAGAAAAAATTATTATTGGCGTGAATATGTTTCATTTATTTAAGTTAATTAATTCTATTGATAATGATGATACCTTAACTATGTATATAGAAAATATTGATTATACGGATGGCATTGTTTCCAATTTGTCTTTAAAATTTGAAAATGGTGATATTAAACAATGTAAAATACAAAAACTTCGATTAATAGAACCAGAACAAGAAGAATTAGAATATCCGGATGTAAAATTTTCTTCTATTATTAATCTTCCTTCAGTTGATTTTCAAAAAATTATTCGTGATTTATCAGTTATATCTGATAAATTAGAAATAAAATCTGTAGGCAATGAATTGATATTCAAGTGTGTAGGTCAATTTGCTTCCGCAGAAATTTATCGAGCGGAATCCGATGGAAATATGGAATTTATTCAAAAACAAGATTCCAATAAAGTTATCCAAGGAGAGTTTTCTTTAAAAAATTTAAGCTATTTTATAAAATGTACGAATTTATGTTCTCAAATAGAAATTTATTTAGAAAATGATTTACCATTGGTAGTGAAATATAATGTAGCTAGTTTAGGAGTTATTAAATTATGTTTATCAAATTTACCAGCTTCTTCTTAATTTAATGTTTGATTATATAAATGGAAGATGAGGATCATGTCTATGTAAATAAGGTTTATAGTGATAATAAAGAAAATTTTGATATGTTAATAAAACAAAATAAAGAGAGACCTGATTATCAAGAACAAGCTAGAATCTTTCAAGAACATTTTGAAAAACTTTTACAAGTACCACCAATGCCTCCTGAAAAAAGTTATAATGAAGAATATAGAGTTCGTCATGGCGGTGATTTAATAACATTATTAATAATCGGTCATGGTAATGAAGATACCTCAATTAGAATTGTTTATGCTGGTTCTCATGAAAGAACACAATTAATAAGTGCTTGTGGTGGTACAGGATTTTCATATTTTTCTTCTTTATGCGACAAATCAAATATGAGTAATTGGTATGTTAATCTTATATCTGAATTTTACAAAAGACATGGAATAGTAAATATTAATGAGAGACCAGGAGTATTTGACGATTTAATAATGTTATTAGAGTCAAAAGCAATAGAATGTGGTGCTACAATTCAATGTACGAATACATTACCCTTTTTAACAAAAATGGGTTCTCATTGTATATTCTCTAATGGTTTAGCAAACTATCAAAGATCATTAGATTTTAACCCTGAAGAATCGCAAGAAAATTTTCGTGATTATTTTGGTATTTATATGATTTCTTCAACTAACGACGAAGATTTACAATTCTGTTTACCAACTCATTTAACTTTTACCGCAAACTCCGAAGAGTTTACTAAATATAATTTATTAACTTGGCTTGCGTTTCAGCAGAATTGGTTAAAAAGGTTAAAAAAGTCAAAGTATAAGGATTTCTTAAAAAATTTAATAATAGATAAAGAAATAAAATTATCTGAATTAATACTAATATTAATATTATTAGGCTATAACAATAGAATTATATTTGATTTTACTTGCAGGGATGTTGTAGAGTATGATGAGGATGAACTCGAGGGAGATGAGGATGAAATCGAGGACGATGAAGTTAAAGGTTTACCAGAAGAATCACCAGAAGAATCACCAGAAGAATCTCCAGAAGATTCTAGTATGATTTTTGGACCATCAAGATTAACACAATTAATTAGAGCATTTAAAAGTCGTGCTTTGCCCTACCAACAATCTACAAATAATTCTCTTACTCCTAGTGAAAGAAGGTTGGGAAATCGTAAGTATATTAAAAGAATAAAAGATTATATTGAATCATTAAAAGTAAAATCAGATTTAACATCAGAAGAGCAAAAAGAATTAACAGATCTTGAATTAGCTTATTCAAAATTTAAACATATTGTACCTTATAATATATCAAGTTTAAAAAGAAAATCTCATATTGCTGTAAAAGCTGCTAGAGAATTTAAAGTAAAAAAATCCAACAAAAAAAAAACGTTTGGTGGTAAACACAAAAAAACAAAAAAACAAAAAAACAAAAACGAAAAACAAAAAAACAAAAAACGAAAAACAAAAAAACAAAAAACGAAAAACAAAAAAAACCAAGAAAACAAAAAAATAAAATTGAATAATTATTTGATAGATAAATAAATTAAAAATTAAACAATGTGTTCCATTTGTCTAGAAGAAAACGATCAAAAGTATATATATACAAAAGGCCATACTTTTTATAAAGAAGAATTATGTTATACTATAAAGTGTGAATGTAATATATATATCCATGAAGAATGTTTAATGTTATGGACGAACAAAAAAAATACATGTCCTATTTGTATTCAACATATTCATTCACTAGAAAATAATGATGATATTGAGAATAAAATAAGAGATGAATTAAAAGAATTGTACTTATTTGAAATACTAATAATACTTATTTTGATACAAGTGAATTGTCTTCTATTTCAATCCAATCATTGTAGGTTAATTATTTCTTTAATTTTACTATATATACTATCTATGTTATTCTTATATTTTCCAAAATAATTATTCAACAATTTTTATATTCCAACTACATTGTTGTTCTTTTCCATATGTAATTTCATTATTATCTTTTTTATAACATGTGGAAATATTTTCTTTATGTACTTTAAAATTTAAATTATCATCAAAATGAAAAACACTATCAAAATTATTTTTTCCCCAATAAGGCAAGTCAGAATTTCCTTTTTCATTTATAAATTTATAGTTTTGTAATTGTTTGGCCTGAGAACCATATGTTATAATAGTTTTGACTAATTTTTGAATACAACTATGTTCTAAACATATTATTATATTTTTACCTTTGTAATTTTTATTTGTGAAAATTTCTATAATCATTTCATCAGTATTATTTTGTGTTCCATACAAATATAAAGGTATAGTTAACGCCCAAGAAGCAAACATTACAGTTTGTTCTTGATGCATGTGCCAATAATCATACGCTGATACAAAAGAATTAATTCCATATCCTTTATCATTTAAATCTTTCACTAACAATGGAATATAGCTAGACCGTAGAATACCATTACAATCTAACCCTTTCGATAAGCTATTTTGATTTTTTTCTCCATGACGAATAATAAATATATTTTTAGGTCCTCCATGGGGTGTATTAAATATATCAAAAGAAGAATTTAATTTATTATTTTTGTTTCTTATATCTTCAAAATCATGATATATTTGATAAATAGAATTTTCTAATTTTGGAATAGGACAACCTTTTTTATTACATTGAACTGAATGTTGTTTCATTTTTTTGTCTTTTGTTTCTTTTGTATTAAACATCCACATAATTAAAAGAATTATAACAATAACAATAATAATATTAATACTAATAAAAAGAATATTATTTTTTTTCATATATACTTGTAATATTAAAATTGAAAATTTAAAAGTATTTATGATTACTTAAATACTTAAAATGTGTTCGATTTGTTGGGAAGATACAAAAGAAAAATGTATTTCATTACAAAACAATATTTTCACTGATTCAATAGAAAAATATAAAGTAAGTTGTTCGTGTAATATTATTATTCATAAAACATGTATGAATAAATGGATACAGAAAAATAAGTCTTGTCCTATATGTCGGTCTTCTTTAGATAAATATAAACCTTATTATTTATTTGTATGGTATATATTAAAAAAAATTATGTTATATATTTATTGTATTATTATTAATATAGTACTACTAATAGTTGTTTACAATTTTATATTTATTTTATATTTGATATTTTTATTTGGTATTCAAGTTAATATAGCTCTTCATTAATAGACCATATTACAAAACATAATCGTTTTTCTCTGTTGTCTATAAATAACTGCCAATTATTTTTCTCCTTATATTTTTCTACTAAATCTACACTATAGGGTGTGTTATTTATACTAGCACTAACTACATCCGAAATATGTTTTTTATAAGAGCTATCTGTATTAGGTTGCGATATTTGGGCGCATACAACATTTTCATTATTTATAAAATTATATAATTTTGTATATTTATCATCATTTTTTAATATTCGTAAAACATAATCTCTTTTTTCTTTTCTTTTAGTTGTTGTAAAAATTATATCTCTTTCATTCACATCTATAATAATTGGCACACATTTATTTGTATTTTCTTTTATAACTTCCAAATTTTGAATATGTTTTGGATTTACAAATAAATTTTTACATCCTGATGTGCTATATTTTATTTTACCGAAAGGATTTTTATAAAATTCCTCATATTCTTTGATTGCATTTATAGAAGTTCGATGTGGACCTGTTTTATGACCTGATAATAATATATCTTTCCAATAACCACTCATTCTGCCAGGTAATCCTTGGACTTGAACGTTTGTATCATATTTTTTTACATATTTTTCATGAGTAGCACCTATCTTTTTTTTCCATTCATTTGGAATTAAATTAGCACGTCGATAAAACCCTTTAACTGCTATAACAATATGTTTATATATATTATTAAATATTGATGTTAGTTCTTCACAAGTTATTCTTTCTACAGATGTATGATTTTTAAAATCAATATTATTTCTTATACAGGAATGAAAAATAAAATCTTTATTTTTTTCATCAGTTCTAACAATATGAACTCTATAATCTAACCCATATTTTTGTAATATATCTTCTTGGACCCATCGTTCAGCACTTTCATCATTATTAATTGGGTAATATTCTTGAATAATTCCAAGTTCTAAAAACTCTTTATGTCCTATATAATTTTCAGGTATACTCATATAATGTACTTTATGTTTATCTCCCCATTTATATAAATCCCGCAATTCATTTATCATTGTAGCTGAAACAAACACAAACCGAATATTATTTTCTATCATATATTTCATGTCTAATATACCACTTTCTTTCAGTATAATATGTAATTTTTGATCTTCTTTATCTCCACTATCAATCTCATCAATTGTAATCATCGCATTTTTTATACCTTTTAACTTAGCTTTTAATTTTTGTAATTTGCCATGATGATATACATTCTCTTTAAAACATGATGGAATTTTATCTTTCATATCATCTTCCCAATACTTATTACTCATACCAGTAATAAAAGATATATCTTTCCTATGTAAAACAAAATTATCATCAATATGTGTAGTCATATTTTTTGCTATTTCAATCATAAGACCATCCATACCTACTTTTGTTCTTTTAACAATACTTATAACTCTTACATCTGTTTCATAAAAACTATTACATATTATTGTAGCGTCTTCTTTTTGATTTGGATATATATATTCACTGCTTGCTTTCACATCTCCAGTAATAAATTGCTCTTTATTTTTGTTGGTCGCACTTTGATAATCATTTAATACAATTTCTCTATTCAAATTAATTATTGAATCTGTCATTTATATATTTATTATAATAAGTCTATAACTTTAATTCAATTTTAAATAACTATACAACTTAATTAGCATTTGTAAGTTCTTTAAAGTAATCAAATTTGGAAAAATCAAGTATGGTTAAATTTGTATTTATTTTTTGATTAATAATATTTATATACTGATTTATTTGATTTTCACTAATTGTATAAGGTGCTTTTATTTCCATAATATTTTGTTTCATGGTATGTTTTAAAGTTTGATTTGAAAAAAATACATCCGTATCAATAGTAACTCTTATTTCATGGTTATCAAAATATACAAAAGAATACCGTTTATAAGTATTTTTAAATAAAGGTTTAATTTTTTTTGATTTTATTTTTTTAATAAAATTATTAATAGGTTTAATATAATTATTTTCTAAAACTATTGGGTTAATGATATCATAATTTTTATCAATCTTTATTCTTAATTTGTTATGTTTTGATTTTAATTCTAAATATTGATAGGAATGGAATAGATAAGAACGTATTCGAATACGATGATAAGAGTTGTATTGATTAGAATCAATAAAATCTGATATATCATAATAATAAGTGGTTAAATAATCACAATACGTATTATCAAATAAGGATGGAATAAAAATATTTTTTAATTGTAGTAATTTTTTTGTTTCATCGTTATTTAAAATATATTTATAATTAATTCTTTCGATTAATGATTTATTATTATCTGTTATTGTTATACCTTTTGGATCATAACATTTTTTTGGTGAATAAATATAATATAAAATAAAGACAATAAATAGAATGAAAATAAGGATAGTAATATACATATTATTAAATAATATTTAATTAATAAACAAATATTAAAACTAATTATAAATATTAAATATATGTCTATTCCGATTATAGAAGATTTAATAAAAAAATATGAAAACAACGAATATATAACACAATTAATTATCCATAAAATAAACAATTTGCCAAAAATAATAGAAGATGCTAATTTTTTACATATACAAAAAACAAAAAAAATAGAATTACTAAAAAAAGAACAAGATTTGTTTATAAACATTTTTTTATCAGAAAATAATTATTATTATTTACCAGCTCAAAATAAATATTATGAATATAACGGAGTTAATTATTATTGTATTAATGAAGATGATATCATTGTAAAGATATTATCTTCGTTGTCTAAAAATGAAATATTATTATCTTGGAAATATAAAACAAAAGCTTTAATTATTAAAAAAATAAAAGAAAAATGTTTATTAGATAGTATTCCAGAGAATAATACAATTCAAAATGTCATTAATTTCTTATATCCTTTTTTATTTTCAAGTGAAAATGAAGCAAAATATTTTTTAATTATTTTAGGAAATATTTTATTAAAAAATAATACTTGTTCTTTTTTAATACAAAGTGATAGAAAAAAGGTTATTTATATTATAAATATTTTTATAAATAAAATTATGGGATCTTCTTTTTTGTATAAGTATTTTTTTACAAAGATAAATTCTACTAAATTAAAATCAGACTATCGTCTTGTGAAAATAAATAATATAAATATTGATTTATTAAAAGCAAATATGAAAAATATTTCATTGGATTTATTATGTGTCGCTTCATTTTACTCAAAATTATATAATTCCACAGATCATTTTATAGAAAAATGCGAAGATGAGTATTTAAAGAAATATTCTTTTTTATTGAAAGAAAATACAGAAGAAAATATTATAATAGATTTTATTGATAAAAATATAGAAAAAAGTGATTTACAAACTATTTCATGGAATAATATCCATTACATATGGAAAAGATATTTAGATAAAAATAACTATCCAGTTATTATGACAAGTTTTCAATTAAAAGAAATACTAAAAACAAAAATTACTTATAATGAGGAGACAGATTTATTTGAAGGTACAAGTAAATATTTACCATGTATAGATAATTTTTTATATTTTTGGAATAACAATATTCAAGAAAGTGATACGTATTTGGAAATAAATGAATTCGTTTATATTTACAAATATTGGAATGTAAAAAATAATTATAACTATCCTATTAAAGAAAAAAATATATTAAAAATTATTTCGCATTTTTATCCAAATATTCATGTTGATAGCCAATATATTTATAATATCAAATGCCATATATGGAATAAAAATGAAGAAATTGATAAAATAATGGAAATGTATAAATTAGATTTTAGAGAATGTGTTGAAAAAAAAGAAATTGTTTTACCTTTTTTAATTTCTTTATATGATATTTACCAATTTTATATGAATCATTTAGTAGATTTAAATAAAGAAATAGATATTATTATAAACAAGAAATATTTTATTCAATATTTAAGTAATAAATATGAGAAAGAAATAAAATATAATAAATTTTTGTCCGGACAAATGATTGTAGAGGAATAATATATATATGCCAGAACAAAATACAATATTACCTAATATGACATTAAGTGATTTTCGAATTTCACCTACTTCTTTATCTCCTAATTCTTTTTATAATTGGATATGGATTTTATTAGATATTATTTTTATTTATATTACTATTTTTTTTATTATTAAAATTTCTAATATGGCAACCAAATTTATTCAAATTTGGGTTAAACCGCGTATTATTTTAATCATTATTCATTTATTTATTATTTGTATTCTATATTATTTTATACGTGTATTCACTCCCTATATTTCTGTAGATATTGGTGTAGCAATAATTATTATTGGACCCATGATAGCTGTTTTATCTGATTATTTTAAACCTTTCACAATACTATGTAAAAAAATTGTAGATGGTAAAAAAAATATAAAAGAAATTTTTTAATATAATATTTATATATGTTTAAGAGTAAATGTGTAAGAGAAAAATCAAATGTTGCAATCTCATCTCCTGCTTTTAAATTTGATAAAGCAACATTTGTACCGGAAGAATTAAAAGAAGAAATGTCTATAGTATCACCTAAAGCACACAAGTTATTTCAACATATTAAAGCATTAGATAAAAGAGATATGAGAGAGAGTGGAAAATTATATAAACATTTTATTTTTTGTGATGTGAAATCAAGAATATATGGAGTTAATTTTTTGGCTTCTTGTTTTATTAGTGAAGGCTTTACATTAGGATATGATGCTTTAATAACACCCTTAACGCCTAAAAATTCACAGGATGATGAAGAAAGATATAGTGTAGAACATGTTTTAAAATCAGAAGCAGAATTATTAAAAACTAAAAATAATAATTTTTATTTATTAAGTTCGTTAGATGTATATGATACTCCTATTAAAGTTATCACCAAAAAAAAAATATTATCCACATTTAATAAAAGACCAGAAAACGTACATGGTAAATTAGCAAGATTCATTATAATGGATGCTGGATTTAAAGAAGGAATAGATTTATTTGATATTAAATATATTCATATTTTTGAACCTTCTGTGAATAGTGCGGATCAAAAACAAGTAATTGGAAGAGGGACACGAACTTGCGGACAAAAAGGATTACATTTTATTCCCAATGTAGGGTGGCCTTTACATGTTTTCATTTATGATATTATAATTCCATCCAAAGTACAAAAAAACTTTTTAAATGCGACTACACTATTTGATTTGTATTTGAAAACTTTGAATATAAATGTGAAAGAACAGTTTTTTAATGCTGATTTACAAATGGTAAGTATTGAAGGTTCCGTAGATGTTGAGTTAAACGAAAATATTCATATGTTTAAATCTGAATATAATGAAAAATCGAATGCCTTATTAGAGCCATTTTATGAATATCCTTCTCATGACGAAGTTATGTATGAAGATATGGATGAAGTTATGGAAGGGGGAGCAGGTACTGCTGAAAAAGTAAATCGTTGTAAAGATATTCCTCCTGAGATATGTAATACTACAAAAGGCTGTTTTTATGTTAATGGTAAGCAAAGGCAATATTGTCGTAGAGGTAATAAAACAGAAAAAATAGCAAATAAGTGTAAAGGAATGAATGAAGTTCAATGTAGTACCCAAGAAGATTGTATATTCACAAAAGGATTAAAAAGGTATTGTCGTAAAGGAACAAAAAAGAATGTTAAAACTCTTGTTAATCCAACTATTAATCTTGAAATAAGTCCAGGAAACTATAAAACACAATCGAGTTCTTTGAGTAATCTTCAATCTCCTTATTTGTCTTCTTCCATAAGCAATAGTCCATTATCCAATCCGATGAGTTATGAAGAATTAAAAGATTATATTCGAAAATATTTTTCTCATTGTAAATGGGAAAAAGTGAAGATAGAAAATACTTGTGGAGATCAAGATGTTCCTGTTAATTCGGTGGAATATGAAGAAATGAAGTTGTCATCCATAAGACCAAAAACATATACAGAAGAAAAAACAAAAAAACAAAACACTCCTCGTAGAGCTACTTATGGAGGTAGCACAGTTATTCAATATACACCTACGCAACAATTTATTAGCGAATACTTCACTCCCTCCGTATTCACAAAAGGCATGTTGCTATGGCATTCAGTAGGTACAGGAAAAACATGTTCGGCAATAGCTACAGCTACTAAAAATTTTGAAAGTTCTGGGTATACTATATTATGGGTTACTCGATCTACATTGAAAAGTGATATCTGGAAAAATATGTTCGATCAAATTTGTAATGAATCCATAAGAAAAAAAGTACAGCAAGGATTTAAAATACCAGTTGATTCATCTAAGCGAATGAGTTTATTATCAAAAGCTTGGTCGATTCGACCTTTATCTTATAAACAATTTACAAATTTAGTAAGTAAAAATAATCAATACTATCATGATTTAGTAAAAAAAAATGGTGAAGAGGATCCATTAAGAAAAACTTTATTAGTTATTGATGAAGCCCATAAACTATATGGAGGAGGTGATTTATCCGGTCAAGAGAGACCCAATATGGAGGAGTTGAAACAAGCAATTATGAAATCGTATATTTTATCAGGTAAAGATTCCGTTCGTTTATTACTCATGACAGCAACCCCGATAACAGAAGGACCAATGGAATTAATTAAATTATTAAATTTATGTAAATTACCAGAAGACCAAATGCCAGAAACATTCGAACAATTTTCCGATGAATATTTAACGGAAGAAGGAGTTTTTTCTCCAAAAGGAAAGACTAAATATTTAAATGATATAACTGGAATATTAAGTTATTTAAATCGAGAGTTTGATATAAGACAATTTTCTCAACCCGTTATTCGTTTTGTTTTTAGTAATATGATAAATAATAAATTAATAGATCAATTTGATACTTCAGATATGAAAGCAAATAGAGAAAATAGAAAGTTAATAAAAGCGCAAATTGATAAATTAATATTAGAGAAAAAAATGAAAATAAAACAAATTACTTATAAGGAAAAAGATTTAAAACATTTGTATGAGAAATGTGATAAATTAAAAACAAAAACAAAGAAAAATAATTTCAAAACATGTAAACAAGATGTGAAAGAAATGATTAAAAAGTTTTTAAAAGATATTATTGAATTATATACTCAGAGTATTGATTCTGAGATTGAATTGGTTAAGGAAGCTACCAAAGATCAAGTGAAAGGAGATAAAAAATTAAATAAAACTGGCAGTTATTATAAATATTTAAAATCAGTTTATTATAATTTGCTAGACAAATGTAAGGCAAAAATTACTTCTACAACATATTTAATATCAACACAACCTTTTTTAGATTCTATAGCACAATTAAAAGAAGAAATAAAGTTGTTAACAACAGAAATAAAAGAAATAAAAGCAAATCCAGCTGCGGTGAAAGAAATTAAAGCACAAATTGTTGTTAAAAAACAATTTATAAAAGAAAATGAAAAAAATATTACACAAGAAAAACATAGATATAAATTATTGTTAAAGGAAGAAAAAACCCAAGAAAAAGCAAAGGTAAAAAAAGAAAAGATGGAAATGAAAAAAATAAAAAAAGTAGATATTGAAGATAATGAAGATATACAATCTTTTTTAGATGTATTAAAAGATGATATAGATACACGTATTGAAGAATTGGAAAACTCATCTCATGATTAATTTTTTTAATTTATTGGGATGTTTATTTTTATTAGGAGGTTTAACATTAACTTTAACTATAGGTTTAACTGTCTGATTATCGTTTGAAATATCTATTTTTTTAATAGGAATAATATTAAGTTTCATATTCGGATTTTTTAATAATTCAATCTTGATATTTAATAATACATCTTTTTCAATAAATTTTATATGATTTAAATCATAAGATTTTGTTTGTATTGATAATTTTAATATATTAAAATAAATATCTTTGTAAAATTGGCTATACAACATATTTTTTTTTACAAAACGATTAACTATATCAAAATTTACAAATCGTTCATTGTGCCAATACCATTTATGAAAAATAACTTCATAAGGATTAATAGATTCATTGTAAAAAGAATTTTTACGTGAAGGATGTAAATTTTTATTTAAATAATAATTTTTTGGGTTAGTCCAATCAATATTTTTGTATTTATTTAACATACAATCAATTGTATAGCCATTTTTAAAAATACAATTAGAAAGACCATATTCACCATTTACGATAGCATTCTTTTTATTAGTGTGATTACAGAATATAGTTTTAGCTTGTTGTAATAATTTTAATCCAATGCTATCTGTCATAAAAAAAAATCCTTCCACTTTCGGACCAAATCCGCCAGCATCATTTCTTGGCAAACAAACAATTGTTGTGCCAACTAATTTTACATTATTGTTAATTTTATTAATAAATATCTTGGTCCAATGTTGCGTTGGTTTAATTATAATAGGACCAATCACACTACTATTCATAAAAAAATAATAATTATAATATTTTTTATTTATTAATAAATAATTCAAAGCATGATTATGGCCTCCAAAGTCATAACCAATATTTTCTCTAAATAAAACTGTTAAATTAGGTAAAGTAGGAAATAAAATATATTTATTATAATCATACCCATTAATAATTATAATGTAATCTATATTTTTTTTATATGTAATTTCATTATTAATAAAATAATATAAATTATAATCACTAGATATAGATTGAAAATAAGTATATATAATAACTGAACTCATTATATATATTTTTATAAATATTTTAATAAATATAAACATATTTATAATAAATAATGATGATGAATATATTAGATATTAATAATATTTTATTAAATAACATATATTTTAATAAATCAGTAAAGAATAATATATTAAATAATGGGTATTTTACCAAGATAAATTATTCTGATGATATTATTATTATGTTAGGATTATATATCAAAATAAATTTAAAAGATATTAAATTTGAAACGTATTACAATAAGATGAAGTGTACTTTTTCTTTAATAAAAAATAATGATTTAATAGAACAAATAAAAAATTTAGAAATAAATATTATAAATAAATTTATTATTTCTAAAATACCACAATACTCTTTATACGAACAATTAAAAAGTGGTAATATAAAAATTTATAATTTAAAAAATTTAACTGATATATTTTTATTAAGAATTTCAGGAATATGGGAAAATGACACACATTATGGTTTAACATATAAAATAATACCTTTATAATGTAAAATTAAATATATCTTCCTATATAATGAAAGCCATCGTATTTGATATCGATGAAACCATTGGTAGTTTTATACAACTATATATACTTTGGAAAATAATAAATAAATATTTTAAAAAATATAATATTTATACTAATTTTATAAATACACAAATTTTATTTAATTTATTATTAGATAATTTTCCATTGTACCTGAGACCCAATATTTTGAATGTTTTTGAATATATTTTACATGAAAAAAATAAAAATAACATAAACAAAGTATTAATATTTACTAATAATCAGGTATCAAAAGAATGGATAAATTATATTGTGAAATATATAGAATATAAATTACATGATAAAATTTTTGATAAAATAATTTACGCACATAAAATAAAAAATCATATAGTTGAAAATAATAGAACTAGTAATGAAAAAATATATCAAGATTTAATAAAAATAGGTAATCTACAAAATTATAAAATTTGTTTTATTGATGATTTATTTCATAAAAAAATGTTTCATTCTAATGTGAATTATATACATATTCCTCCTTATACTTACTTTTATTCTTTAAAAACAATTGTAGATACACTTAATAAATGTATTAAATTACCTAAATCTCATTTTTTTTTATTTATAACTACAGAATTTGATAAATATTTATTTGGAATACCAAATTCAACATTATCATTTGATTTACTTCACAAAATAAAATATTTTATAAATACTTAACATGATAATATATAACAAATATTATATAAAGGTAATTATATATATAATAATAAGCATGGCTGATTATTATCTATATGAAGAAAAATATTTTATGGATTATGGAATTGTTTTATCAGAATTAGGTTCTGATTCAGTGGTTATAGAAAATAAGGATACTCAAGATATATATATTTGCGGTCATTTTAAAGAATTTAAAATCAAAAAGGCAATCCAAGATGTATATGTATTAAATAATCCAAAGATTATAGAAGGCCAAGATATGAAGTTTATCGATCAGATGGTAGTTTTGAATAAGATATTAAATTTGTTTTCTGATAAAGAATGTTTTATAATGTGTGATGCGAATACTCAAGTAGTCCAAGGTACTGGAACAAATATTTTGAGATTCTATGAAAAAGAAGGAAAGATGACAACCAATGGGTTTATTATTAACGGATTAGATTTTTTCTTTGGTTCTCCTGTATATGTAGTAAATAAATCAATAGATGATATGTTTTCAACTAATACATCATTCAAAATGAGAGGTACTCATACAGCACAAATAAATAAATCATTTATTGAGTCAATGTGTAATATTGATTATGTAATTCACAAGCCAAAAGAAGAAGATACAAAATGTGAAATGAATTCATCCATTTATGGATTAGATAATATTGGAAATTTAAAAATAAAAACTACACAGGAATTAACTACATCACCTGTAAGTATTTCAGATCATGCTCCTGTTATAACTTATGTGAATGATAATAAATGTTTAGGCACTTTTAATATTAAAGGTGGAAATACTGAAGATACCACATGGGCTGAATTTTTAGTAGAAGAATATAAAAATTTCTTTTTGGATGAATTAGTCCAAGAAAGAATTAAAAAATTATTATTGTTAGCGTTTGAACCATGTCCTCATTTAGAAGGCTTGTCTACTGAAGAAAAATTACAAAAGATACAATCAAAAAATTTCGCATCCGAAGAAAGATTTTCTATTTGCGAAGTACATTTGCCTTGCCATTTTGTACCAAAAGTAATAAATAACGATAAAAATATTTATATTTGTATATGGGATCATTTTCAAAAAATCTATACTATTCAGTTTTATTATACTGACAATATAAAAGAAAGATATATTTATAGTCATGATACATATTGGGATACTGACGAAGAAAAAATTGTAAGACCACAAATTATAAATTGGATTAATGTACTATTAAAAGACTTGAATCAATACAATCATAAACAAACAGAAGAATGGAATCTAGAAAATGAAAATAAAAGAATAAAATATTTCCAAGAAAAAATTGTATATTTATTGAATTTTTATCAAATGGTCCAACAAGATACATTAACAATAGTGAATGGTAAATCATTATATGATGTTTATTCAAATTGGTATTTTAAAAATAAATCAAAAGTATCAATTAAAGAGATATTGATTCAATTGAAGAAACTAAACCCGTTGTTATCTGTAGTAGCTCTTCAAGAGTATCCCGTAGAACAAGAATTAATGGCTAAATTAACAACAGAACTAAGTGAAATAGGTAAAGTTTATTTGAATGAAACTCCTTTTATTATTAATAAAAAACAATCTGCTACTAGAGGTGCTATTTTTGTTTACGAGATTTAATACGTTTATTTTTTCTTCTTTTTCTTTTTTTAGTTTTTTTGTTTCCTTTCGCTATATTCGGTGGTAAAGTTGAAATAGCATCATCAATGTGTTGTGTCATAAATAAACTATCCATACCGTAATCACTACAACTATTATCATAAATATATAATTTTTTTAATTTTAAAATACTTAAAAAGTTTAATAAATCAAAAGTATTAAAATCATAATATTTTCTTTTTTCAGCTAATTTTCTCATGTTTTCTGGATCTTCATCATCAGTAGTTATATATTCTGGATTTGCTTGTACTTTCGTTAATTTTTCAACAAAATCAACAAAAGGTTTTATAATATGAAATGGGCTACTTGGATCTTGATAATTATCTACTTCTGAAGAAAAAAGCAAATGTAATAAATTCCATAATCCATAAATACAATAATCTTTATATTTAGGTGTTCTTGGATTATAATCCCATTGTAATAAATCAAAATAAAGTGTTTCCCATATATTACCTTCAAATAAATACGCATAAGAAAATAATAAACAAGATTCAGGATCATCTAGGTCATACAACTTTTTAATACTAGATGTTGCGGTATAATATTTATTTAAAATACGAGTACAGGGAATATAGCTATGTTGCGCGTTTTGTTCTTTTATTTTTTTATACATATTTGTTAATATTCGTTGTTCTTCTCTTACTTTACTTGTATAAGGAATGGTATGTTTTAATGATAAAATTTCTCTTTTATAATTATTTTTTAATTTATAATCTTTTTTTTCAGATTTTTCTTTATCTATTTCATCAAATTTTTCTTCAAATGTATTAGGATTTCTATTAAATATGTTTACATATTTATTAAATGTATTTGTTAAATCTTGACCGTATTTTGTACTATGTCCGTAATTATAACAACCAGCTAACGTATTAGAACGATAGTAAACTGTTGTATCAGGTAAATAATCAGTTATAGCTAATTTATTAAATTCAACATTTATATTTCTTAATTTAACTTCAATTTGGCCGTGCATAAAAATATTTAACATGCCAATAGGATAAATATCTGATTCAATAGGTCCAAATAATAAATCGTCCGGATTACATCTTGAATATATTCGTAAATCTTCACTTAAATACCGAGGTGTAGGCAACCTTCTTGAAGAAATAATAGGTGCTGGTCTTTCTGGAGATAAATAAATAGGAGATACTTCGTAAGAATCAATTGATTCTTTTGAATCTTTTGAATCTTTACTATTTGAATGTGCACTCATATAATTAAGGAATATTTAATATTTTTTTTATAGTAGTTGTATAAGAATCAATATAATAATTTAATATAGAAGTTGTAATTAATAGAATTCCAGCATTAAAAATAATTGTTTTATCTAGATCTGTAAATTTTATTTTATGAAAAGGACGAAAACGAATAAGTAAATATAAGCTAACATAAATTTGGACGATTGTTTGTAAATAAGTATTGTATATAGTGTAATTTTTTAATTGAATAAAATGAATCATAAAAGCAAAATAAAAAACATAACTTAGAATTACCAGTGTATAAAAAAAATAATAATGATAATTCATTATATAAATGTTTAATAAAATAATTATTTTTTCATTATTTATTTTATTTATTTTAGTAGTAATTTACTATATTTATAAAGAAATTCATCTTTATTATCATGAGAAATATTTAAATACTATTGAAAAAACAATTGTTATACTAAGACATGGAGAAAAAGGAAATCCTGCAAAAGGAAATCTACGCTGTAAAGGTTTAAACAGAGCTTTAGCTCTTCCAAATTTGTTATTAAATAGATATGGTACAAATGTGAAAGGTATTTTTTCTACTCAACCTGTTTATATAAAAGATCCAAAGGATCCTGATAATAACTCTTGGTATTTAAGACCCATTATAACAATAGAACCTTTATCTATAAAATTACAAATACCTTTAAATATTCGGTATAATTTTCAAAGTCCTACCGAATTAAAGAAATTAGCAAATATTTTATACAAGAAACCAAAAGGTTTATACGTTGTATCATGGGAACATAAAAGTATTTCAACACTTATTACGAATTTGTTAAATAATTATAATATAAAAAGTGAAATACCAGAATGGAATACAGAAGAATATGGAAGAATTTATGTTGTACGTGTATTTAAAAATGGAAATGTAAAATTTGATATTGAACGAGAAAATTTAAGTTGGAGATTAACTGAGTCTTGCCCTTGTTAATTATTTATAAATAGCTAATGTTCTAGCACTAGGATCATTCGCTTCTATATATTTAGGCATCCAAAATTTACTTAATAAACGAGAACAATTTGGGTAATTTTCTTCAAAAATACTTCTATAATAGCTTTGTTCTTGAGTTATAGGTGAATTGTGGAAATAACTAGAAATAGGAGTTTTTATTTGTTCTTGTAAAATAGAAAATAAAGAATTTTGTTTAGAAGAAATACCATCACTAAATGCTTCTTTTTTTCTCCATAAAATTTCATCAGGTAAAATAGCTTCACGATTGCTATTAACAAAATATTTTTTTGAAAAAGCATTTCTTATTAATTGTTTTTCTATCAACAAGGGTGAAAATCTAACCCATGGATCCAATGATAAATACCTTTGGACGAAAGAACGATCTAAAAAAGGTGTTCGAGGTTCTAATCCATGAGAAGAAATACACTTGTCTGATCTTAATACATCATATTTATGAATATTAGATAATAATCTTCTACATTCTTTATCAAATTCAATCGGATCAGGGCATTTTTCCATATATAAATACCCGCCCATCAATTCATCCGCACCATCTCCATTAAAAATTACTTTACATTCACTGTTTTTAGAAATATATTTTCCTAATAAATAATTACCCAAACTCGCACGAATAGTTGTTGTATCATAACTTTCTATTGCTTTTATAACTTCTGGAATACTGTCTATTAAATATTTTTCTGTTACAATTACTTCTGTATGTTTTGTGTGTAAATATTCAGAGACCATTTTAGCATATTTTAAATCTTCAGAATCTTTTAATCCAATACTATATGTTTCTAGTTGAATTCCTTTCATCTTTAATCTATCATTCACCAATGCTGCAACCAAACTACTATCTAATCCTCCAGATAGTAAACAAGCAATAGACTTTTCTGTATTGTCGCATCTTTTTTCAATTGCTTTCACAAAATAATATTGAATAATTTCATATACATTTTTGTATTTATTTAAAATACTATTAAAACCACTTGTATGATATTTTATATATGATATATTTTTCCATTTAGGATTTACTGTATCAGGAAGATGTAATTCCATGTAATGTCCGGGTAAAAAATAATCTATTTTTTCTTCTGAAGTAATAAAATTAGCAATCATTTTTAATTCAGAAGAAAACATAATTACAGAATCATTTAAAAAATACAACGGACGAACACCATAGGGATCACGGCCTACAAATATTTTACAAGGTTCGGATTCAACAATATTTGAATCAAATAATACAAAAGCAAATACTCCATCTAACATTTGTAAAGTTTGCTCTATACCATATAATTTATATAAATGAATAATAACTTCACAATCGGATTGAGTTGTAGGAGTTATATTCATAAGTTTATATAACTCTTTGTAATTGTAAATTTCTCCATTACAAATTAAAAAAATATTATCAATACAAAATGGTTGATTGGAAATATCATTTAACCCATTGATTGCTAGACGATGAAACCCAAAATTAACTTCTATACCTACATTTTTATATTGAGAATTATCTGGTCCTCTATTTTTTCCTTTTTGAAATTCATTCATAATCTCTTTAGAAGAATAAAAACTTGTATTGTTTAAAACGCATAAAATACCACACATAACTATATTTTTTTATGATAAATCTTTAAATAAATTTCTTTATAAATGTTATGAGTTCTCAATTAAACGAAGAAATAAATAATAAAATTTATCAACGATTTGTACCATCTCATTCTTTACCACCTAATTTATCAGTGTATCCAGTACCTACAAAATATGTGAAATTAGGAATAACTGATAACCATCCACAACAAAATACCATACAAAATAATTATCAAAACTTTCAATGTAATACTATGTTTTGTCCTACATTCAAAAATGGAAATTACAATGGTTTTTCTAATAATATTCATTTAGAATCGGAACTAAGAAATCAATTTGTAGCTTTACAAAAATGCGATACTGCTGAATATATACCAAATTATAAAAGTAGTTTATTTACGTATTCTACACCATCTAATAAGCAACATACTCAACCATTTGAATATTTATTTAATACTGCTATTTACATGCCTTTTCAACCTATTTTAACAGAACAACAAAATGATGCGTTGTTTTTTAATCATACACGCCAACAACTGAAAGATTCTTAATAAAATTGAATAAAATCTTATCATAAAATAAAAAATATTCAAATATGTTTTTATTTTATAGAATTATAAATATATTAATATTGTTATTTCGTCATCCTCTTTCCATTTTTAAATTATATATATTTTTATTTGAAATATATTCTGTACGATTAATGTTTTGTATAAAAGATTATTTAAATTATATAATATATGAAGACATATAAAATTCGTGGAGGATTATTAGGAAGAGAAACAAAAAAACAAATGGAATGTTTAAAAGATATAATAATAACAATTCTTTCAGCAGAATCAACTTATATAAAACAAAATTCTTCAGTTAATAATGAATTGTTTAAACAAAAAATTAAAGAATTAAATAATCAAGAGAAAATATTAAAAAATATAATTGTTGAATCTTCCAAAACATCTCGTATTTTTCATAATTTTAAAAGAGATAAAAAAACATCTGATTATGAAAATTATCGCAATCAAATGATAGATATATTAATTGAATTAATTGAAAGAATAGGTTTAACAGGAAATGAAGAAGAAGTAGAATCTAACTATGATTTACTTTCTATTTTTTACTATTTTCGCGATTTAGTAAAAATATTAATGTGTATTAAAATAAATAATAATAAACATGATTGTGATACGGGCTATAAAAATGTTTATGATTATTTAATAAAATATTATTGTGGTTCGAAAAAATTGACTATTATTAATGATAATGTTAAAACAATTTTAAAAACACAACCATTAGAAAATAGTATCTCTAGTATGAAAAGTAGTATAACAAATTCTCCAAATTCAACATCATATCATTCAGCAAAATCAAGTGCTTCATATTTCTCAGCAAAATCAACTTCGAAAGCAAGCGGAAAACATAAAACACGTAGAAGAAAAAAATAAATATATATATTAAATATGAAAACACGTAAAATTCGAGGTGGATTATTTGGTACAGAAACTAAAAAACAAATAGAATGTTTAACAAAATTAATTTATGATAATTTTTTTGATAATTTTGAGATAGAGCAAAAAAAATATTTTAATAATACATTTTTAGGCTATTTACAATCTGAAAAAAATATTTATTGGTGGAATAAATTAAAAAGAAAAAAATCTTTATTTGAAGAAACAAGAGATACATTATTAGATATTTTATTAAATTTAATTATACATTATAAATCTGATTATTTTAATGAATTAAATGAATTAATAAAAGAAATTATGGAAAAAAATAATAATGGCTCATATTATAAAAAATTTAATAAAGATAATGGTACAACCTATAGAAATAATTATAATTTGCTTGATAAAGAATTTTGTAATAATTCCGATGTATTTTCTATGAGAGTTCAAGAAGCAAATAAAATATTTGGAGTTAAACATGACAAAGATTCCTATTCTGTAGGACACTCACCCGAGAATGATAGTATTCCTGATTACGAACCAAACATTCATGTAGATACTGGAAAACAAAGACCATTAATAATTCCTGGAGATGAAGATATACCAGAGGTTTATGAAACAAATAGTATAGATGCTGAAGGCAGTGGAAGAAGAAAACAAATTAAAAGTAAAAGAAAAAAAAGGTATATTAAAAAAAGAATATCCTCATTAAAAAGAAGAAAAAATTAGTTTTATGTTAATAGGAACATACTTTAGAAATTTGTAAGTATAAATAAATAGAAAGAAATATAGAGAATGTATATGAATGAAATAGAAAAAATTACAATGGATTGTATGATAAAAAAGAAATCTGTTTCTTCAAAAAATATAGTAAAACCAAATCCAAAAGAGGTAAAATTTTATCGAAAAAGAATACTTCACTTATTAAAGCAATATGTGAATAATGAGGAAATAGATATGTTTCAGGATGTGAAGCATTCCATGGATTCTTTTTTATTAACTAGTATTTCGTATTTTAAAACAATTGATAAAACTGAAATATTTCAAAAAGATTATTTAGAATTTGAAAAAGAAGATAAAGATGAATCAGATGAAGAAATAAAAACGTATTATCCTTTTCAAGAAGAAGAAGTTGTTGTACCTAGTTTTTCTTTTATAGAAAAGCCTGAAATAAAAACAATGGACCATTATGTGAAACGCATTATAACAAAAGAAGAAATAGAAACATTTTATCCTATTAAGAAAAAAGCTAATATAAAATCCAAAGATTTTAAAAATAAAGGAATTGTGAAAAAGAAAAATATAGTGAATACATATGAAAACAATACGAAAGAAGAAGCACACACAAACACGCAAGAAGAAAAAACATGCGTATAAAACTATAGATATATTAACAAATAAAATAAATTTTACAAAATTAAATTGTAGTCCAAAAAAAGAATTAGCATTCACATGTTTTACCAAAGAAGAATTGATAGAATTAAAAAATACTTGGAATCGTATGAATACAGATAAAATAATTACAAATGATTTTTATGAAATTTGGTCTTTATTAAAACAAAAGTTATCAAATACATGTACGAATGAAAGTTGTTGGTTAAAGCAAAATTTTATGAAAAATAATACAAATATAAAATTAATGGAATCATTTTCTCCAGCGCATCCAAAGGATTGGTTAAAAAACCCTTATGAATGGTTATCTAATATTGATATTATGAATGTCATGAGCCAATATGAAAAAGTATATCCATGTTTTCATTTTTTAGGTCCATCGCCCATAGATTATGATTATAAATTAAGTGTGAATGAATGTGTTTGGAATGAATTATGTAAATATGAATTAAAAAAATCTATTTCTAATAATAAGAAAAAAATAGGTATAGTATTTAATTTGGATACTCATGAAAAAGGAGGAAGTCATTGGGTTTCATTGTTTATTAATATACCAAAAAAATTTATTTTTTATTTTGATAGTGCTGGCTCTAGCATACCTAATCAATTAGAAAAATTTGTAAAAAAAGTTAAAGATCAAGGTAAAGAACATGATATAAATTTTATTTTCGATCAAAATCATCCTTTTCAACATCAATTTTCTAATACTGAATGTGGAATTTACTCATTGTACTTTATATCCAATATGCTTGAAGATAAATTAAGCACACAATACTTGAAGACAAAAAGATTACCGGATAGTTTAATGAAAAAATATAGAAAAATTTATTTTAATTCTCCAGAACATTTTTAATATCAACTTAATAAAAGTATAAAAGTATTTTATAAAATAATGTATGTTAAATGTATTTCGACAAAAGCAAAATTTATCTACTTTATGGGAAGTATTAATTGAAGAAAAAAAAATAAAAATAGAAAACGAAAATGAGTTAATAATAATACAACAAATATTTGAGACAAATATAGATTTATTTTGTAAAGGAAATAATGAAATATTTAAATCACAAAATTTAATAAATATTAATAAACAATTTATTAAATTTATACAACCACTTTTTCAAGAAAAAACATCTTTTGATTCATTGTTATTAAAAAAACAACAAGAATTTGAAAATTTTCATAAAACAACTATTCCTGATGTTCCTGAATTAAATAACAAAATTATTGATGAACCTATTTCTCATTTAAATGATTTGATGGAAGAAATGATTAAAAAAAGAAATTTAGATATTGTACCTTCTATACAGCCTACCCCAACACCTACTACTATACCTACAAATATGAGACTAATTATTGATAATGAACCACTTGAAAATTATACTAATAAAGTAATCGATTTAGATAAACGAGTTATGTGGTCTGAAGATTTATCTACTTCAACAGAAATTAATGATTTACAACCCATTAAATTAACCAAAGAAAAATTAAATAATATGTTGGATACAAACATAAAAGAAAAAATAGAAGATTTAAAAATTAAATTAAAATCCCTTTTAAAAGAAATAGAAGATATTCAAGACTTATTATAATTTTCTTCAGGTATATCTTTAAAAAAAGTATCTGTATTTAAATGAAATATATTTTTTTTATATTCAAAATGTAAACAATAACCAATAGCATAGTCTTCAAAATATTCTCTACAAATATAATATTGTTGTTTTAATAAGTATTGAATAGCTTCTTTTGATAAAAAATAAAATCTTCCGCTACAATACTTTGTTGGATAAATAATAATATTTTGTGGTAGTGTTGGATGAATTTTATAATATTGTGAATAATATGGGTGTTTAATATCATTAACTTTTCCACCATAATGAATTTCTTTGGTTTGAAATAGATTATGTAAAATAGAAAATAATCCTGGTTTTAATAATTCTTGGTCGTCATCCGTTTTGTATATATATTTATATTCAAATAACGTATTCACAGATTTTAATGCTAAAAAAGTTTTATGCGATAAATGATTATAATCATCAATACATTTCACATACAAAATATTTTCTAATAAATCCAATTTATATTCTGTTGTTAAATCTTCTTTTCCGATAATATGTAAATAAAAAATAGGAAAGTTAGATAGCCAAGTTTTTTTTTGATATTCAGCTTTATATTTGTATTTTTCACATGTTAAAATAATCATAACATATTCTTTTTGAATTTTCATACTAAATAATAAAAGATATTTTTAATATTAAAAAGTATAACCATTTTTATTTAAAAATGCTAATTCAACCATCTCATTTCTTTCATGCCATGTCATAAGTCCCCAATATAAATTTATTTGAGTCATAATATCTTTATCATCAAGTATTTTAATATATCTATCAATAATTTTTCTTTTTATTTTACTATGACTTGTTATACAACTAGTTAATCTACCTATTATATTCAATCTTTTGCTTTTAAACAAATAAGTATTTCTTCCAAATACTTCATAAAATGAATCATGATAATATAACATTGTTGGAACATTTTGATTTAAAAACCGTACGAGATCATTTATAATCCAGTATTTGTCCTCCAATGGTAAATTAAATTCTATCATGTAATTACAAAAATAATCATAATATATTCTCTCAAGCTCTTTTTTTGATTCAACAAAATTTCTAATATCTAATAATAAAGATGTTGATTGTTGACGACAATGATAAGAAAGAATATGATTTTTAATATTATCAGGCAACATTTTTATTAATGCCAAATTCATTTTTGATATATAAAATATTTGTATCTACAAAAATAATTTCAATTTTATAATTTAGTATAAGGTTTATTAACCAGCTGTTTCCATAATTTATAATTCACAACTTGAAATATATCGGTTATAAATAAAATTCCCGTTGATACTATTGAACCTAAACACGAATAACCACCTTTATGTAATAATAAATTTGCGGCATTCATCATAATACTTAAATGTATATCAGCACAATTTAAATAAATGTAAATATTAGTTTTTTGATTTAATATAGAATTTATAGTATTTACAAAATTATTTATTTTATCATCATGCTTTTTAAAGGCTTCATCTGAATGGACGCCTGATAATAAAATTATTGTATCAAATATATCTGATAATTCAATAATTACGTTAATATAATATTGTTCTGTTTCACAATCACCATTTCTTACATGTACGCAACAAGTTGAGGTATTTTTAACTACAGCTAATATATCTTCGTACAAATATTTATTATGTTCTGTAAAATTTATTACTGATTCGTTAATTAATTTAACATCAGGAATAGGATCTTTGTCTTTTCTGTTTTCACAGTAGTACGATAAAATTGTGTTTTCATATATTTTTCCTAAACGATTCATTCTCCCCTTTCCATGTGGATTTGTATAATCCCATAATCCAAGTAAAGCAGGCATATTTAATAAATCACCTAAATTATAACCACCTCGATCATTTTCTATAACTTTATCATAAATAATAATATCATCAGCTGTAATTTGGCGTTTTAAAAATGGAATATTTTCTAGATTTCTATTTTCAATATTTTTTTTCATAATATTTATATCACTTATTATATTTTCTAAACGCATTTTTTTTTCATTAAGTTTTTTATTTACATCAGGTTTTTTTAACGCAAGTTTTTTTAGAATAGGCTTCTTTAGAATAGGCTTCTTTATAATAGGCTTCTTTAGAATAGGCTTCTTTATAATAGGCTTCTTTATAATAGGCTTCTTTATAAATGCTTTCTTTATAATAAGTTTTTTGACAAAAGGGTTCCTTACAGCAACTTTCTTTTTAATAGGATTTTTATTTTCTATACGTTTCTTTTTATTTAAATATTCTTTATATATTATATTATAATACATATTATTAATTAATATTTTAAAAATTACAATTTAAATCAAAAATTTCTTTATTTGATTTATTTGCCAACGCATATTCTCCTACCCTTTTTTCAAAAAAGTTAGTCTTACCTTCTAAGCTAATCATTTCCATAAAATCAAACGGATTAGATACATTATAAATTTTAAAATTTCCTAGCTGTAAACACAAACGATCAGCAACAAATTTAATATATTGGCTCATGAGAGTAGAATTCATACCAATTAATTTACATGGTAAAGCATCACAAATAAATTCAATTTCAATATCAACCGCATCTTTAACAATTTCAGTAATTTTTTCTTGAGATATTTTATTTGATAGTTTGCTATATAACAAAACAGCAAATTCTGTATGTAGTGCTTCATCACGAGAAATTAATTCATTCGAAAATGTTAATCCTGGCATAAGACCTCTTTTCTTTAACCAAAATATACTACAAAAAGATCCTGAAAAAAATATGCCTTCAATACAAGCAAACGCAATTAATCGAGTGGCAAAATCAACATCATAATTGCCAATCCAGTTAATCGCCCAGGAAGCTTTCTTTTCTATACAAGGAAATTTTTGAATAGCTTGAAATAAATCACTTTTTTGTTCTTCATTTTTAATATATGTTTCAATTAACAAACTATATGTATTACTATGAATATTTTCCATAGCAATTTGAAAACTATAAAAAGATTTAGCCTCAGGTAATTGAACTTCATTCATAAACCTTACAGCTAGGTTTTCCATAACAATACCATCACTACCAGCAAAAAATGCTAATACCATTGAAATAAAATGTTTTTCATCCGAATTTAATTTATTCCAATCAGTAATGTCTTTTGTTAAATCAATCTCTTCAGGTCTCCAAAAACAATCTACTTGTTTCTTATACATTTTCCATATATCCTCATCTTGAATCGGAAATAAAACATAACGAAAAGGATTTTCTGTTAGTATTAAATCACTCATATTATATTACAATATATTTATATATCTATATTTTTTTATTAATATATTATATGGTTTTTTCTCATAAAATATATGGATCTATAGATGTAGCTGGGTCATCAAGCGATTCGGACAGTGAATTGGATATATTAGATAAACACCAAATAGATGAATTAGAAAATAAATTAAAATCTAATTATAATTTATTACGAAGTAAAAAACATGAAATAAAACAAAAAAAAAAGGATAATTATTTATTAGATTCTATATCTAGTAAATATGAGGAAATGAATGATTTAATGGATATAGAACAAAAAAAACTAATAAAACATTTACAATTATTAAATAAATATATTGAAAAAAATAAATTAAATAATAAAAAAATACATTTTTTATTAGAAAATGAAAAAAAAAATATAAAAAAAGAATTAAAAAAAATAAATTATATACAAAATATATGAGAATAAAAAATAATACTTTACATTCCTATATTCATTCTGGCGTTTTTCAAACATTAAATAAATCAAAAAAAAATAAAAGAAGTAAAAGATCTAGAAGTAAAAGCAGGAGAAGAAAAAGATTTAGAACTTACTAAACTTTTCCATAAGACTAGAAGCTTTTGCTATTAATGGAGTCATATTTTCTATTGTTTTAAATAATTTAGCTTGATTTTCTACCAAGTGATGAGTATCTGATGATAATCTTGCTATACCATCTCCCCCCAACATATTTTCTAAATTAGTAAAAGCTTGTGTCATTGAAGCTGCTGAATCAACACGTTCGGCATTAGCAAATTTTCCTGTGAAAGGTTCACTAGCTGGATTGCCAACTGGTTCTTTGGATTCTTGAGTTGAAGTATTATTGGCAGCTTGCGCTACTGGGTTAACAACTGTAGGAAGAGGCGCAGTGGGAGTTGGGTTAACTTTACCACCTGATGCAGGTTTAGCAGGTGGTGTTGGCGTTGCTGTAGCAGCACTTGGAGGTGTAGAAGTACTAGCCGTACCAGCTTCCATTCCTTCTTTATTTTTCATTGGAAAGATAATTAATGTGAAAAGTATACAAGCAGTTAAAATAATAGACATATTTTTAGTATAACAATAAACAATTATTCCTAATAATAGAAAAAAACCAATCGCATTAAAATTATTCATAGATAACAGCATAAATAAATAAACGACTGCTATAATAACTAAGGTATATAAAACATAAATATTTCTAAAAAGAGATTGGATATCATTCATAAATTTAGAAGAAGATTTTTTCGAATGTTTCATATATATATTTAAATTAAAAAAAATTGATAATTATCTATTTTAATTATCAAATTAAAATTAATGGATTTGGTTGTTTGCGAACTTTATAATCCTAAAATTCATTGTTATGATTATATAAATAAAATAAGAGAGTGGGAAAATGTATGTATGCACTGGTTAACTATTAAAACGTTTTCAAGAAATAGTTCTAAAAATAAAATAAAAAATTTTATAAAATTAGTAAAAAAGAGTTATAGCCAATATTCTTCTCTTACACATCCTTTTATTCAAAATTATAATAATATAATTATAAATAAAAATTATTTACAATTACATTTAGCTAAAAATATAGTTTTAGATTCAGGTGAAACAATTTGTATTATTAAAACATATTGGATAAGAATTATCCAAAGAATATGGAAAAGAGTTTATAAAGAAAGACAATTTATTATTCAAAAAAGAAAAAATCCTTTATCTATTTTATATTTTCAACAACATGGAAGTTGGCCTAAAGATTGTTGTATATTTCCATATTTAAAAATTCCTTAATGTTTTATTATGTAATGAATAAATACTTTTTTTTTGTGTAATATTAAATGTAGGAAAAGAAAATGTATTGAGAACATATAAATTTTTATTCTTAGTAGTTTGATTTTTTAAAGATAAATATTTATAAATTTTTCCTCTAGTTAATTTCATTAATTTATATAAACAATTTTTTATTGTTTATTTAATATAATGAATTGTTTATCACCTATTGATATTAAAATAAATACTGAAGTTAATGAATGTAGTTCTAAATGTAATTTAACTTATAGTTATTCTATTGCGGAACCTAATTTAAATATGAAAAATTACACTACTTATTTATCCTACATGCTTACAACTTCAAGTGATAATATTGCTAAATTAGATGATGAAGTTTTTAATTTATATGAAATACAAATTTATTCGCCATCCGTCCATAAATATAATAGTACTAATCAAATTGCCGAACTATTAATGATTCATTCAAATGCGAATAATGCCGGACATGAATTAATTATAAGTATTCCTATTAGCCAAACAGGAGCTGCTATATCTGATGTAGGGTTTAGTAATTTAATGAGTATTTCTAAAACTCAAATACCTACACAAAGTGTTGGTACAATGAATGCTTTAATACCTTCATTAAATTTAAATAATTTTATTGGTAAAACTGGATATTATACATATGAAGGAAATCATATAAATAATTGTACTCAAAAAGCGTATTATATTGTATATTATCCAACTAATTTTGCTTTATTTATAAGCAATGATTATTTAACCAATAATTTAATATCTATTTTACAAAACTCTGCTATTAGCGTTCAAAACAATTCTAATTATTTTTTTAATAAAAACGGGCCTAATTATTATTTTGGAGATGGTGTTTATATGGATTGTATAGCAGTGAATACTTCAGATGATACAATTGAAGTCCCTGTTTATTCAAGTTCCTTTTCTGATTCATCCACAGGAAAAATAATTTTACAAATGATAGTTTTGTTTAGTTTATTAGCAATTGTATTTTTAATTATTTACATGTGTATTATTAATCTATTTAAAGTTGTTAAAAATAAAACTAGCTAAATTAATGTAAAAAAAAAGCATTATAATTATTATCAACAATAGGTTTATAAGATGACTTAGATGGAACTGAAAGAAAAACATTGGAAGTCATTTTATTCACTACTTCTTGTTCTAAAGTATATGGAAATTGATGATGAGAATTAAAAGGCGACCATTGTTTTTGCTGAACTGGGTAATAATCTTCTAAATTATTTTTACCTACCGTTGTAGCAGAACGTTTCATTAATTCATAAGCAACTAATACTGCTAAAATACTTACAATTGGATTCACATAACAAATTAATAAGATAAGGGTAAAAACAATAATAACAACACCTGTTTTTGTATCAATTAATTTCGCCCAAGAATATGGAACATGAAAACTAGACAATAAAAAGATTATAAATAAAATAGCTAAAATGAGCTGTCCTATATTTTTTTTACTAAATAAAGAATTTAAAAGTTCCATATATGATAAGAATATATTTTATTTGAAATTTATTATTTAAGTTTTGTATTATTAATCTACTTATTAAAGGTTTAAATATAATTTGGCAAATTATATAAATATATGATTTACTCATCATTACAAAAATCTTATTTGGGTTCTAAAGGTTTTACTATTTATAAAAAAGAAATAACAGAAGAAGAATTAAATTGTTTAAAAAAAGAGTTAATAGCTAAGCCTTTCACAAATGGAATGATAAAAACTTCACAAGATACTTTTCCTATTTATCGTGAAAATGATAACAAAATATATATTCCACGTTATTTTGGAGAAAAAATATATGGACCAGTTCCTATTCAAATATTAGAGGGAGAAGATATCCATTTAATATTTGGAGGTGAACTAAGGGATTACCAAAATAAAGTAGTTGATACTTATAAAGAACATGTTATTTCACAAAATAATTATGGTGGAGGATTAATCGAAATTGGATGTGGTAGAGGTAAAACAGTATGTGCCTTAAAAATAATTGCGGATTTAAAAAAAAAGACATTAGTTATCGTTCATAAAGAATTTTTAATGAATCAATGGATAGAAAGAATTTCACAATTTTTACCAAATTGTAGAGTGGGAAAAATACAAGGCCAAACCATTGATATAGAAGATAAAGATGTTGTTATCGGTATGCTTCAGTCGTTATCTATGAAAGATTATCAACCTACTTTATTTGATACATTTGGCCTTACTATCATTGATGAGGTACATCATATCTCAAGTGAAGTATTCTCAAATGTATTGTTTAAACTAAATACCAAATATATGTTGGGATTATCTGCGACAATGAATCGGAAAGATGGTACAACAAAAATATTTAAAATGTTTTTAGGAGATATTATTTATAAAGAAACAAACGTCCAAGAACATGATGTTTTGGTAAAATCTATAGAATATATTTCTTCTGACGATGAATTTAACAAAGTAGAATATGATTATAAAGGAAACTGTAAGTTTAGTACGATGATTAGCAAGTTATGTAGTTTTATTCCACGAAGTAATTTTATATTAAAAGTATTAAAAGATTTAATAGTATTTAATAAAGAACAGCAAATTATGATATTAGCACATAATAAAAATATTTTAACTTATTTACACGATCAAATAAAAGAAACTAATATGGCAAGTGTAGGTTATTATGTAGGAGGCATGAAGGAAATGGCATTGAAAGAAACAGAAACAAAACAAGTAATCATTGCTACTTATTCAATGGCTGCTGAAGCTTTAGATATAAAAACATTAACTACTTTAATTATGGCTACGCCTAAAACGGATATCGAACAAGCAGTAGGAAGAATATTACGCGCCAAACACACACAACCAATAGTGGTAGATATTGTAGATAATCACGATATATTTCAAAATCAATATCGAAAGAGAAAAGTATTTTATGTAAAAAATAATTATAAAATTATAAAAAATAGTAGTACAACTTATAATACAGATTATTCTTCATGGAAAGTTGTCTCGGATAAAAAAGAATGTAGTTTAACAAAAAGAAATAAAGAAATAATAGAAAAAAATGATTTGGTAGGAAAATGTTTTATTAAAATTAAAAAATAATTTTTTTCTTTTCATTTTATATGAAGATGTATATGAATCATTCGTTGATGATGGTATTATATGCTATTATTTTAACCTTAATTCTTTACTGGATTATGTATTATATGTTAAAACAATCTTGTTCGATGGCGACAGATCGAAGTATAGTTGTTGGTGCTGTTATTCTAATTTATTTAATATGTTTTGGAACTGGAGGAATGAATTCTTTTAATAAAAATTTAATGCTTTAATTTAAAACTTATTTTTCAAAGCTTTTCCACTTCCTCCAATTTGACCTTCTATTCTTCCTAAACTATTTGTAGTTAAAGCTCTTCCTAATAAACCAAACCGTACTATACCTCCTTGTCCGTTAGTAGAAAGGGCATGGCTTACTCGTTCATTTGTTGTTTGCGTAGGATTAACAAATCCTTGTTGAAGATTGATAATTTTTTCTCTAAAACAAGTACAGGAATTATAATTTTTATAAACATAATAATTATATATTTTTTTTAAATTTGACATATATAATTATTAATAGATTAAAACCAACCTTTAGAAGCAAATCCTTTATTTGTAAAATGATTATAATTATCTAAGTTTTCTAAACTTTTACTATGTGAACCGATAAAGTAAGGAGCTGGATTTGCTAACGCTGTTCTTATTGGTTGATCGTTATTGCCAATAGAATAATTCATAGAATAAGGTTGATTATTTTGGTATTGTGAATATCCTCCTCTCATTTTTTTTTTATTTCTTCTTGAACGACTTTTTCTTGTTTTGTTTTTTTTAGATTTATTATATCTATTTCTTTTACTTTTCATAATATAATATCTTTTTTTATTTTTTCCTCCTGATAAATAATTTAAACAAGGAGGATGAGTATGTGGAACAGTTGTACTAGTGAATGTATAAGAATATCCATGTGATCCATCTGTATTTACAAACGAACCATTCACTTTTGGTATCGATGCCATATTATTAGCCAACAAAAGATTTTAATTCATCCCAAGTAATTATTTCATTGTTTGTCGTATTTATAGGTATCCAACTTTTAAATTTTAAATGATATTCACATTCCATACGAATTTCTCTATCTATAAAAACATATTTATATATATTTGTATTTTCAAATTCTTCTTCGTCATCACTTTCTTCTAAACTATCTAAATTATTATTTTCTTTTATAAGACGAAATAATGAATTCATTTGTATACTTGTTTTTATATTAGGAATACATGCTACATCATATTTAACATATTCATTTTTATCATTATAATATAAATGATATATATCATTAATAATATCTGGTTTTATTAAAAAGGTTATTTTTTTCTTTTCGACAAATTCTTTTTTGATTTCAGTATACTTTATATTTATATGACGAGATGATTGAATACATTGAATAAAATAAATATTATGGTTTAATTTATTTACTGTATTTAGCAAAGATAATAAATTAGTATTCATTAAAGGTAAACCAAAATATATATAATTATTATTTTCTATTGTTCTATCAATACCTTGAAATATATTTTTTATAATTTTTAATTTTTTATAAAAAATCATGGAAGAAATGTTTTTATTTTGGTGATAAAATATATTTTCTATACTAAAAATTTTTATATTCTTTTTTATAAAAAAAGTTCCATAAAATATAGTATCTTGAATATGAAATGATACATTTTTTATGGAAATATTTATAATTTTATTATAAAAATATTCTAAAAAAATACATACATTTTTATTTTTTATTTGTGTGAACCATACAAAATATTTTTTTCCATTTGGTATAGCTATAAAACAGTCATACTTTATAGAATTTTTCTTATAAGTAATATATTCATAAGAAAGATTAATGGAATAAGATAAAAAATTTTTTATAATAGTATTTTTTTCATGATTAGATAACATATATTATATAAACATTAATATTTAATATATTATAATTCAAATTTTAAAAAATTTTTTAATTCATTTTTCATATCTATATTTTCTTCCTCCTTTGTTATGGGAAGTTCAATTTGGGCTTCTTCAGGTATTTGTAGCTCAATGGTTGGTAATTCCTGAATTACAGAAAAGTCTTTTTCTTCTATTACATTTAACATATTTTGATATTTATCATTTATATCTACAAAATCTTTAACAATAGGAACTGAAAAATTATTCTGTAAAAAAACAAACAAATGATGAACTATAATAATTAATAAAATTGAAATAATACTTATTTTAATAAACCATAATAACATATTTTTTTATTATATTTTAAAATATATTATCTAACGTTTTTCTTCAAATAAAGGGGATACTACATTGGGATAAAAAGTTCTTTTATTTTCTTTCCAATTTTCATAACGTTCTTCTCTTTTTTCTATTTCTTCATCACTATAATCTGTTGGTTGTTCTATTGGTATATCTTTATATTCAATACCAAAATTGCTACACATTGAGCTACCATTACAGAATTCTAATTCAGGCATTGAATCATCTATTTCGTCATCTGAACAAGGAATTAAATCTGGAAGTGAATCATCGTCAGTATTTTCTTCAGTAATAGGTGTTAAAATAGGTAATGCTACAATATCTTGGGGTTCTTCATGAGTTAATTCAGTAGGTAAAGTATTTGTATCTGTCATTGTTAATTTATATAATTATTTTTAATATATAATAAAAATCAATTTTAAAACAATTTAAATTTATAATCAAAATAAAATTATGTTTGATATTTTAATTATAGATAAATCAAAAAAAACTTCTTTTATGAAAGTTATGAATATAGATAATTTATATAAAAAAATAGGATTAAAAACTGAAGAAGGATTTTTAAAACATTGTGAATGGAATATATCTATATCAAATTATCCACAATTATATATAAATTTTTATGGAAAAAAAATAGGAAAGGCTAATAATGAAAATAAATTTAATTTTCCTCCACCTTTAGATAAAGAAATATTTTTTGGTAAATGTATTTTAGTAGCTTATACAAAATTCAATAAAGAAGTACAATATATTTCTTTAAATGAAGAATTATGGAATAATATTTATTTAAATTTAAGCTCTATAAATGATTTAATTGTGGATATACCTAAAAGTAAGAAAATTTTTTTAAAAAATGATGATTTACATTTATCTTCTAGTGATACGGATGATGAATCAGAAACATCGGAAGATGAGGAAGATGAAGAAGTTTTTGAAGATGAAGAATTAATTGAAGATCCAAAAGAAGAAAATATTGAAAAAATTTATGTAAATCATGAAATCGAACTAATAGAAGAAAATTATTTATCCAGTAGCGAAGAGGAAGATGAAGACGAAGATGATGAAGACGAAGATGATGAAGACGAAGATGATGAAGACGAAGATGATGAAGATGATATGGAAATTGATTATGATGATGGAGATGAAGTTGAATGTGATATAGAATGTGATATAGTGGAAAAAACTAATATTACTATGAAAATCAATTAAATATTATAATAATATAATGAATCAAAATTATTTATTATTGTTTATGATAGTCGTTTATATAATTACTATTTATTATGTATATTTTCATTATTGTAAATCCCAAGTGTATCAAGTATAATATGTAATAATAAACATAAATATATTATATTCTCTTTAATGTCATTAATAGGAGGAGCTAGTATTTTATACGAAATAGAAAGAAAAGATACAATTTCTATTTTTTGTATTATTTTATTAGTAATATTTTTATTATCGCTTATTTTTATTCCTGAATATAATTTTATACATTATATATTAGCTGGTTTATAATGTGCTGTTATACTGGGATTTATGATTCAACAATCATTATTAAAAAACTTTCCTAAGATATTATCGGCTTCATTATGTTTGGAGTTTTTATTATTGTTTATTATAATTGAGAATTTACATAAGAATATATTTATTAGTGAAGTTTTATATATATTAAATTTTGCTTTTTATTATATATATTTACATTTTATAAAAATTGAAAAAATATTAAATAGTAGAGATTAAATAAAGAAATGAATCATATCATATCAGAACCCTCTGAATTTAGAAAAAAAATTCAAGATAAATTATTAGTAAAAGTAAAGACACAAAAGAATGCTATTAACTTAGAAAAAGGAATATTTAATTGGACTATTCAAGAAGCAAACAACAGAAAAGTAATTAAAAAATGGGATAATATTCATTTTGTAAGAATTTATTTAGATAAATTAAAAAGTATTTATATTAATTTAAATGAAAAAATATTAAGTGATTTATTTAAAAATGTTATAAAAGCGCAACAGATAGCATTTATGACACATCAAGAATTAGATTATGGTCGTTGGGAAAAATTAATTCAAGCCAATAATAAAAAGACAGAAAATAAATATGAAACGAATATTGTTGCTTCTACAGATACATTCAAGTGTAGAAAATGTCATTCCAATCAATGTACTTATTATCAAATGCAGACGAGATCTGCTGATGAGCCAATGACTACATTCGTAACATGTATTAATTGTGGTAATCGGTGGAAGTGTTAATATATTCTCAAGTAATTCATCAGGAAAATCTTTATGTATTTTTCTTAAAAAAAACCCATAATTATTTTTTTTTGTAAAATCTATGATTGAATTTATATCTTTTTCGGATGTAAAAACATATGGACTTGTAGTGGATGACATTCTACTCCAGTCCATAATTGTGCTATTCTCATTTATTACATATTCTAATAAATGATAATGTTTTAATATAATAGCAAAAATACTTTCATTTGCTATTTTTCCTTTACAAATCAAACGGCACATTTTTGTTTCTAATTTAACAAACTGTAAACATACATATACATGGTTCCTTTCTAAAATAAACCATGGTGTATTACTTAAATGATATTCTTTAATTAAATATTTTAAATTTGCTTTGGGTTGATAATCAATATTCCATCTTGCTTTTTCCCATTTTAAAATACTTTTATTATGATATTTATAAAAGGAAGATAGAAAGAGAGAAGGTGAAATAATGGGAACACAAGATTCGGTTAAAAAACAAAACCATGTATTTTTTTTATCATGATAAAAAGCATATTCCATCAAAGAAAAATAAGCAGGTACAACAAAATAATAAGAAGTGGGTAAGATATATTCATCCGGAATACAATGATCTAAAATCCACTTAGAAGTAATAGAATGTTTGTTTTTATAAAAAAAATAAACATTAAATAAAAAAGAATTTTGTTTTATCCATCTTTTCCATATTTCTTCTTTGTATAAAGTATTATTAATAATAAAACACAATGCTACTTTCATTTTATTAATATATAAGATGTATTTAATTATAAATGAAAATATTTATTTACTCGTCCTTCACGTAAATAACAAGAATGTGTTTCCTTGGCAATTTTTTCTTTGGATTTATTGGAGGTTAATAGTAAAATAACATAAGGATATAAATTATCATTCATATTATCAAAAAACGTATTATATGTAGTTTTATTATATACTTCAATAGGAAAGTGTTTATGTTTTAGTACTTCATTGTTATGAATAGAATGTATAAGTGTATCAATTTCATCAAATAAAATAATAAGTGGTTTTTCTTTTGTTGGTTCTACTTGTCGATATAGATATTCAAGTGTATCATTTGGATCAGTCATTTTAAATGTTTTACAAGTATGACTTTTATAAAAATTACCTAATAATTGAAGCAATGTGGATTTTCCTTTACCAGGTTCACCAAAAATAAAAAAAACTCCTTTATTAAATTCAGCATAATAAGAAGAAATACCATTTATAATTAATTCTTGTTTTTCATTTGGTAGAATATCTATAAGGAAGGATCTCTTTTTGTATTGTAAATTCCAATAACTACCTTCTCTATACCAATAATGAATATGGTTTTCTTCTATTTCATCTGTATGAATACACAACTTTTTAAAATCATTTTCATGAATCCAAATATATAATATTTTTTCAGAAGAATGTAAAGCATGTAAAGTATTATTTTTATTAATAAATCCTATAAATTTTTTTCCCAAAATAAAACCATGAGGTATTTTTTGTTCGTCTATAAAAGTAGAATATTGAATATATTTATATATATTTATTATTTGTTTTTTATCATATAATACATAGACCCTATATTTTGATATCATAGAAATAAATAAAAATAATATTTGTAATATATATTGGATATTAGATAAAAATAAGCTAAAAAATACAGTTAAATAAAACATTACTATATGATAAAATGAATAATATTTAAATATATAATAATATTAATTTGATATATATATAATGAATTCAATAAATAAAACAATTTATATGACTTATAAAAAAAATATACCAGATATAGTTTTTTATAGATGGAAGTTATTAAATTCAGAATATAAATTAGATTTGTCTTTAGATGATGATTGTATTCATTTTTTAAAACAAAATTTTAATGTTTACATTGCTGATTTATTTTTAAAAATTCCCGAAGGGATGTATAAAGCGGATTTATGGAGATTATGTAAATTATATATTCATGGAGGAGTATATGCAGATGTTGACTTAGTTCCATATTTAAATATGGAAGATTTAGATAAAGATATAACCTTCTATTCTTGTTTATCAATCGAAAAAACCAGTATATTTCAAGCATTTATGATAAATTATAAACCTAAAAGTCCATTAATATTACAATTTTTATTATCTTTTTTATTAAATTCATCCTATAAAAATTTTAATGGTCCGACATTTGATATGTTTAATTGTATTTCACATAATTTAAATAATATTCCAATTAAATCTGAAACAAAATATAATATCGAAGAAGTAAAAATTTTAGTAAATATTGGTCCAAGTGATTCAAAAACAAAGCAAATTAATTTATATTTTTTTCCCGAAGATATTGTATATAATATAAAACTAATTGAAAATTCTCATATAGATACATTTCGTTTTACTATTCAAAATAATATATTAACAATTGAAAGATTAGATATGAATGAAGGTTGGGGATACAACCATTCAATTAATATATGTATTGAATCAAAAGAATCCATTTTTTTATTTAAAGAAAATGTAGGTGATTATAATGATTGGCGAACATCTTTTGTAACATTTGATAATAATAAAATATTAGATTCACGAGATATGGATTATCATAATAATGGTGGATGGTAATTTTTAAAGTATAAATTTTGTAAATTTTGTAATATTAATATTATATATTGACCAAAGCGAATATAAAATAATTAATGGTAAAAAAAATTTAATTATTACATTTGGTGGAATGGTATTACAATTTGGAGGAATACCTCCATTTGAATTTTTAAACTATTTATCAACTACATATAAAGATCATTGTGATTTAGTATTTCTGATTGATAAACAACAATGTTGGTATCATAAAGGCTTAGCAGGTATAACCAATAATATTGAAGAAACTGTATTATACATCAATAATATCATAATAGAAGGAAAATATGATAAAGTATTATTTATGGGTACATCAGCCGGTGGTTATGCGGCTTTATTATTTGCTTCATTATGTAATAATGTTAATCATGTGGTTAGTTTTATTCCACAAACAATACTTAAAAATCCAATAGATCCAAAATATACAAATTTAAAAAATTTAATTAATAAAACTACTACATATATTTTGTATGGAGATATAAACCAAGTAGATGATTTACATCATATTTCTCATTGTACGAATATAGATTGTTTTCCTAATGTGAAAGTTTTTAAAAATAAAGGTTGTAATTTAAAACAATTGAGAGATAGCGGGTTTATAAAAAAACGAATAAATAATGTTTTACATATATATGTTTAAAAATATATATTTTCCAAATCTTTTAATTTCCAATATTCACACCCTCCATTCGGTAATGGTCTTCTAATAATAAAAGGAATTTTTTTTGCTTTTAATTCCATTTCTGCTATAATATAACTATCAATAATTTCTTTATTCACTTCAATATAAGGTTTACTTCCAGATAATATTTGTTTTGCTCGTTGGCCTAATACTCTTGTTTTCTCATATTTTGTTAAAAACGGAATTGTTTTATGTAAATCATCAATTACATTGTTGTATTTATCACGAATAACAATCGTTAATGATTCTATTTCTTTGCTATTATTAACAAAAGACATAGGATGAAATGTTTCTACATAATTTTTATGAATATCTTTGTTGAATTTTTGTAAATAATTTTCATATTCTTCTTCTTCATCTTCTTCTTCTTCTTCTTCTAATACTGGCTCATCTAATAATATATCATTTTTTGCTTCTTTTTCTATTTCTAAACTTTCATCTGAATCAGAATCATAATTTATATGTTTATTCTCATCTTCTTTCCCTTGAGCTAATTCTTCTTCGCTTTGAGAACTATTACTACTTGTTGTTGAATCTGAATCAGATGAATAATCTTCTTCTCCTTCAAAATACATCTTATATTAATAAATAATAATATATATTTATATATCAATTTTATTTATTGAATATTTGATGTTTTCCATGTAGTATCACAAATACAACATAAATACAAGTATTTTATATTAGTTTCATCATACCGAATATAAATATTTTCTCGTTCTACATCTTCTATATTAGTAGGACATTCTACATTCGGACATTTAATTTTATTATTTCTTGGTAATGTTGGATCTAATTTGGTATATTTATTAATAATATGATTAAATTCATCATGATTATTTTGTAAATTTGTTTTGCTTACAGAGATACCATTTGTAATCAAACTTGTATCTTCATTTCCACAATTACGACAATAATAAACTAATGTATTTCCTTCATCTTCCTTTAAACGAATATAATACATATTACTACAGATAGAACAGAAGTGCATATTTAATATATAATACTATTATTTAATATTTATATTTCAATTTTTAAAATAATTAATGGATAAATCAACTTTTATTAAATCAAATATATCTCATACATACTATTAGTATTATTAAATTGTGAATTATAATTAGTATTATTATTATTATCTGATATATCTTCTATTAAATCAGGTATTTCGTCATCATCATAATCATCATCATAATCATCATCATCATCATAATCATCATTAATATTACTTTCAATTCCACTTAGATTAACTAATCCAGAATTATAACTAAATATTTCACTTACAATCCTTATATTTTCTAATAATCTACTATTACCAGAAATAAGTGTTTCAAAACTTTCACGGCTATTACGACAATATTTTTCATTAGGAAGTAAAGTACTTCTACATATAGGACATTTATTTTCTTGTTGAAAATGAATTAACATACATTCTAAACAAAAAATATGATTACATATTGTAGTACATTTATTTTTTTTTGTTATTTCTTTAAAACAAGTAGAACAATTATCTATCAAACACATACTAATTATTATAAAATATTTTTAAATAATTGTTATATTATAAAGTAAATTTATTTTTTCTTCTAATGAATTATAATTAATCTCCTGTCTTAAATTATAAACATATGTTTTTAATGAAATTGCCGATGGATAAACATTTTGTTTTTCTTTAATAAAAAGCATTATTTGTTCTTTATTTTTATGAAAATGTTTTAATATATTTTCATAAAAAATTTCATATTTAGGCAACATTATTTTTTTATTAACAATATCTATAATTGCGGTATTTATATTAACATAACTAATAATTTCATTATAGGATTTAATGTCTTTATGTGTTTCTCGAATTCCAGGTTCATTTAATAAAGGATCAGTTGTTAAAATAGATTGTAATGTTAATAAAATAGAACGAATTGTTTGAATAGAAGACCATTTTTCTCCTTCCCAAGTATTTAAAATAGATAGACATACTTTTCCATTGATATATAAATTTGGATGAAATCGTATATTTCCATTATTAGTTTCATATGTAAGTGAAGGAGGAGAAAATGGATAATTTGTAGGAAAAGAAAATTCAAACAAATAATATCCTCCAAAATAAGGAGTATTTTCTGGACCTATTATCATTGCGTATCCTTTTAACATATCTTCATCATCATGAATATAAAAAATTCCTTCAGATTCTAATGAATCTTTTTTTATATTTTTTACATCACTAACTAATCTTTTAAGTGTCTCTTTTGAAATAAACACAGACATATTTTATCATATTAACTTATATTTAATACAATTTAATACAATTTAAGTACTCTCTCTTAATTTCTGTAAAAAATAAAAAGCCATTAATGGATAAGTGAATAATTGAGGAGGTTTATTCATTGATCCCGTGGTAGCAGTTAATAGTACTCTTTTATACAGTCTTGTTGAAGGACTAAGAGTAGGTATATTTAAATTTCCAGTTTGTATGCTTCGTTTTGTATTATAAGTGAAAGAATGACTTGGCATTATATTATTATATAATATTTTAATTCTATTAAAATAAAAATGAAATAAAAATAACAGAATATAATAATTAACTAAAGTATGAATATTTATGACGAATTTCTTAAAAGCCATTTTATTAAAAAAACAGTAGGTATACCGAAAGAAATAACGCATACCAAGATAGGTAAAAAAGACTTACAACTGTATGGCGGTTCTTATTCTATTCTTGAAGAAGAAGATTATTCACAATTTATAAATTTGTATTATGATGAAGTAATAAAAAATAAAAGAAAAGAATATATTACTGAAAAACAACTAACGCACAATTCTCCTTTATTAGTAGATATTGATTTAAGATATTCATCAGAAATAACAAGTAGACAACATACTTCAGATCACATATTAGATATGATACAAGTGTATTTAGAAAACATTAAAAAAATATTTGTCTTTTCTAAAGAAACAGAATTTTATATTTATATTATGGAAAAACCAAACGTAAATATTTTATTGGATAAAGATATTACAAAAGATGGAATACATATGATTATTGGTATTCAGATGGACCATACTATTCAATTGTATTTAAGAGAACAGATTATAAAAGAATTGGCTACTACATGGAATAGTTTACCTTTACAAAATACAATCGATCAAGTGCTAGATGAAGGTATTTCTAAAGGTTCAACAAATTGGCAAATGTATGGTTCTAGAAAGCCAGAACATGAAGCATATGAATTATCTTATTTATATAAAATAGGTTATGATGATTCTGATAACGAATTTACTATTTTATTACAAGAAATTAATAAAACAGTTATAAAAAATCATTTTTGTAAATTATGTGCTAGATATTCTAACCATCCAGAATTTCCTATTCAAACTAATTTTGTTTTACCTATTAAAAATAAAAAAATAAAAAATGTTATTCAACTTCCTTCTTCTATATCGAATACGACAAGTATGTTTAAAGACTCTATGGAAGATATTATATCGAAAATAACAAATTTAAAAACATTACATGAAACAATGAATTTAATATTAGATAATTTTAAAGATACAGAATATCATATTAAAGAAATTCATCATTTAACACAAATATTGCCTAAAAAATATTATGAACCCGGTTCTCATTTATTAAATAGAGAAGTATCCTTTGCGTTAAAAGATACACATGAGGATTTATTTTTGTCATGGGTAATGTTAAGGGCAAAAGCGGATGATTTTGATTATGATGATATTCCAAATTTATATAAAGAATGGGTGAATATAAAATTAAAACACAATGGAAGGACAGGACGTTCTATTATTTATTGGGCTCAACAAGAAAACAAAGAAGAATATTTAAAAATAAAAAATAAATCCATTGATTATTATATAGATTTAAGTATAAAAAATTCAACTGAATTTGATATTGCTATTGTTTTGTATCATTATTTTAAAGAAAAATATATTTGTACTAGTATTTCAAATAAAAAATGGTATACATTTCGAAATCATAAATGGGAAGCAGATAACGGACAAAGTTTGAGATTAAATATTTCAACCGAGTTGTATAAATTGTATTCCAAAAAATTAGAACAATTCTTTATTGAATTACAAAAATGTGAAGATGAGAATGCTAAAGAAATATTAACAAAAAATATAAAAAATTTAGGAAGTTTAATGAATAAATTAAAAAAAACAACAGACAAGAACAATATCATGAGAGAGTCTATGGAATTATTTTATGATTCAAAATTTATACGTTTAATGGATGCGAATAAATATTTAATGTGTTTTAGCAATGGTGTTGTAGATTTTAAAAAGAAAGAATTTAGAAATGGATTACCTCAAGATTATATTACAAAATCTACCAATGTACCCTTTTTAGAAAATGATTTAGATAATAATATTATAGAACAAATAAATCAATTTATGAAACAATTATTCCCAGAACCTACTGTTTGTAAATATATGTGGGAACATTTATCTTCTAGTTTAATTGGAGCAAATATTAATCAAACGTTTAATATTTATTGTGGAAGTGGAAGTAATGGTAAATCTATTTTAGCGGATTTAATGTCTTTGTCATTGGGTGATTACAAAGGTACAGTACCTATTTCCTTAGTAACAGAAAAAAGAAATAAAATTGGAGGTACTTCTTCAGAAGTTATACAATTAAAAGGTATTCGTTATGCTGTTATGCAAGAACCATCTAAAGATTCTAAAGTGGATGAAGGAGTAATGAAAGAATTAACAGGAGGTGATCCTATTCAAGCAAGAGCATTGTATTCTGAGAGTGAAATATTTGAGCCTCAGTTTAATTTAGTAGTATGTACGAATAATTTACCAGAAATTACAAGCAATGATGATGGCACATGGAGAAGAATACGTGTAGTACCTTTTATTTCTAAGTTTATAGATGAAACAGATAAATTTTTAGATACAACTTCTCATATCTTTAAAAAAGATAAAGCATTAAAAGATAAATTGCCATTATGGGCTCCTGTATTTATTTCTAAATTGGTTGAAATAGCTTATAGGAAATGTGGAATAGTAGAAGATTGTGAAATTGTATTATCTACTTCTAATAAATATAGAGAAGAACAAGATTTAATTTCTGCTTTTATTCATCAAATGATTGTAGAAAAAAGTGGAGAGGTATTAAAGAAATCTGTATTACAAAAAGAATTTCTAAAATGGTTTCAAGATCAGCAATATGGTACAAGAAAACCGCCTAAGACAAATGAATTAATTCAATTTATGGATAAAATATATCCTAACTTTAAAAAAGACAAAGTATCTTGGAATAATTTATGTATTTGTAATTTAGAACAAGAAGACGATGATACACAAATGTTTCCTTAATTTATAAATTGCTATAAATATGAATAGGCAATTTATTGTAAACTTTTTGTAAAAAATTTACACTATTATTAACTACATAAGAAATATAGTAAGGATAAAAAGCTAAAATAAGCACTATAAAAAATTTTATATAATAAGATATATTATTTTTTTTTATAAATAAAATACATAAAATAATAAAAAAAATATAATAAAAAATATAATAATAATGATAATAATTATGTAAAGAAGTATAACCTTCTAATTCATAATATGATTTCCTAGAATTTAATGTAATTTGGTTTGTTAAATTTCTTGTTATCAATTCTTCTTCTTGTTGGAGCAGTTCATTAGATTGTTCGAATGTTATATTATCAAATCCTTCTAAAAAATACTTAGCATAAGTATTTGGCATTTTTACTTTTGAATACGATTGTAATTCATCCAATTGTTTAATATTGGTTGATATTTTATTGTATTGTTCGTTAAACTTCACTTCTAATTTTTCTTTTTCAATACTTACTTCTTTTTTATATTCTTTTTCTAAAATTTTATTATATCCATTTAATCCGTATTTAAAAGTAAAATAATCTTTTCTGGTTTTTTCATATTCATTAGGCGCTGATTGTAAACTACTTTTTGCTTTATAATAATTTTGTTGTAATTCATTTAATTTTTTTTTTCTTAAGCATTCTCTATCACAAAGATTAATATTATTTATACTATTTATTAATCTAGGCATCTTAACATTAAATATACTACTCATTAATATATAATAATACTATTAAATTGAGATTTGTGTATTATTACTTTTATCCACTATAACTAATCCATCGGAAGAAGAATTATTTGTTTCTTCTTCTGTAGCTGTAGGAGGTAAAGTTTCACATTTTTGTAGTTCATAATTAAATATTTGATTCTCGGAACAATATTTACTACCATTCACATAACATGTCGAATTTGCTTCACTCATATTTCCATTCACTGGCATAGGTTTTATAGGATATTCTAATATCGTTTTGTTATAATTAAAACCATAATTATATTCGTCATAGTTCATATTATCTCGATTATAAGAATCTCTTATCATATATGTAATGACAATAATAGATATGGATATAACAATAATATTTATCCAATAAAATAGATCTGATGGAATAATGTTTTTATTTTTTAAAATAATGGTTATTAAAAAAAAAATACATAAAAAAATAATATATAAAATAATTTTTTGATGGTTTGAATATTGTAAACCATAATAATTATTAATTTCAATTTGTCTCAAACGATTGTATTTTTCTTCATTTAATAAAGCTATTTTTTTCTTTGATTCTTCTATTTCTTTATCAGTCGCAGAAATAGCATTCATTGTTTCATCATATGCTATTTTTTGGGAAATAGAAGTCTGTTGAGCATTTGTATTCATTTCTAAATAATTTTTAATTAAAATATCTTTCACACGAGTTATGGATTCTATACTATTAATTATATTTTCACTATTAGTGGAAGAACTATTTGGATCTGTTAAAGAATCTTCCAAACTTGTATATAAATCACGTAATATTTGAGATATAGTCGATATTTGTTCTAATTGTGTAGATGATTCATCCGTATATGAATTCATTTATATGTAATTATATTTTATTTTTTTATTTTATACAATACTATTATCAATCCTAATAAAATAACTAACAAGGTAATAATTATATAACTTTTTTGAATAACGAATTTTTTTGAATTAGATAATAAAGTATTTAAATAGGTTATATCATTCAGTTGATTTTTATTTTCAAAATTTTCTTTCATAGAATTATATAAAAAATTATTTTCTTTGTTTAAACTTGCGGTATTATTTACTAAATTGGTTGTTTCTTCAAATATACTAGAATCTAAGTTATTTAATTGATTCACTAATTTATCTTTATTATTTAACAAGTTTGTTGAATCTCCCATATTTGGATTTAACAAATTATTACTACAATTATAATTTTCAGTCATATAAATACCATTAAAAATATCAGGAATATAGTGATCCCACGTTAAATTTTGTATACTATTTATTTTAGAACTACAATTGGAGCCATTTGATTTAATCTCAGGTTGACGAATATATAATTGACCTCCTAAAATTGCTTGTCTTTTACCTTTTGGATACATATTACTATTTTTAAAATAACAAACACCACCTACATATTCAAATCCAGCACAATCATCATTTTTATTACACCATTTTTTTCCTTCTGCTGGACTCATATTCTCGGCATATATATCATTACCAACACTATCCCAACCAGGACGCATTATGTATTCATCACCCTTTTCTAATAAATCAGGAGGATATTCTTTACGTAATCCCATAGCATTCACCCATGCTACTTTTCCTACATTATTCGCTGGAGGTAAATTTGTTATTTCATAAACAGTCGATGTGTTATTTAACCCATAATTAATATCATCTACTTTCGCTACACTTTCAGAATATGTTAAAAAAACCAATTCAATTGTTGAAGGATCACATGTTATAGCTAATTTTTTATTAGGCGAACATATACATATTTCTGGTGCTAAATAAACACCTACAAGTATAAAATTTCTTATATAATTTATAGATTCATTTGATTTATCTATTTTATCAGAAAAATCCCATGTATAAAATATTTTAGCATTATCATTTAATTTCGCAAAGTTATCATTTGTAATAGTACAATCACTTAATTTACAAATATATATATAGCCTTCATCAGTTATAATTAATATAGGTATACAGCTTGCGTATTCTTTAGTACAATCTATTGAGCCATATTGTAGCCATGATTCTCCCAGTATATCTTGACTTTTTGGATTACTTCCACAGTTGTATTTTAAAGAAAAATTTTTACCACAACCATAAGCGACATCTTCTATATTTTCTTTAAAGCCATTAGTTCCTATTTGATATGATAAAAAAGTATTTGGTAATTTTAATAAATTATTCGTTTGGTCTCTATATATATCATGAATATAATTTAGTACATTATCAGGTTGTACGTTATACCCTTCAGAATTACAATTTCCTCCCCATGTAGCTTCAACTTCATCTATATTGAAAGTACCGTTATTATAACATTCATCTGTTTTTTCTGTATTATAACTCGCTAAAATGATTGGTTCCGACCACCAATTATTTACTACTTTATATATGCGAAATTCTGATCCAAATACATGTATCAACAGAAGAGGCATTTCTCCAATAATTGCGCTTGACACACTTGAAGAACTATAAACAATATTACCCGCTATAATAGATTGTTTAAAAACACTCATATCGTTGGAGACAACACATTGAGAATTTGTCAAACTTTTATTATAATTATTTAACCCAAAATAACGCATTCCCTCATCTATTGCTCTTGTTTTACATAAATCAAAATTATATAAATTAGAACCATTATCTACATTGGGTATAGTCGATGTATAGGCTCCTTTATAGTCTGTATTATAATCATTTAAATCTCCAATACTATCAACAACTATATTTTCTCCTTCATATCCACATGCTTGACCTGGAATCATCGGAAAAATCATATTAATAAGTTTTGGACTTGTTTCAATTTCAAATAGGTTATTTTTATTTAATTTAACGTTTGTTTTTGGTACATTGGTGGTAGATAAGTTTGTAGGACATCCATTTTTTCCCCAAGTAGTTGATCGATAGTCTACATTTTCCATATAAGGGCGTAAAACGCCTACATTATTTACATATCCAAATTCAGTGAAAGGATCTGAATCATTTGCGTTTAATTCTATTTTTATATTTTTATTTTTTAAAGGATTTTTCACATCTATTCTATTAATTGCTTCTGAATAATCTTTTAACAATTCATCCGTATTGTTGTCATAATCATCTATTTGAGAAATTAAATCAAACCCTTCTTTTTTTATTTTTTCTTTTTTATTTCTATATAAAATACCTTGTTTGATCTTCATATTATAATTTATTAATATTATATTCTTGGTAATATAATTTTTAAAACAAAAATAAGTATCAAAATACACCATAATAAATATCCATAAGGGTTATTAATATTATAACTGGCTAATATAATACATATAATTAATATAATCCAAAAGAGATTATTAGGATTAGATTTATTAGGGATAAACATATTTTTTAAAATCATAATTATTAAAAAAATTAAAAATATCCACATTAAATAATAAGTATTCACATTTCTCATAATAATACTAGATGAATTAGTAAGTTCAGATTCTAAAGATTGGTATTCTTGTTTTTGTTGTTCTAAATATGTTTGTAATTCTTGTATTTCTTGTTTTTGAATATTATATTGATCTAATGTAATTTTATTTTGTTCCAAAGATAATTCATTCTCTTTTAAAACAGTTGTTGTATTCGCATGAATTTGTTGGATAATATATTTTAATTTTGAATTCAATTCACTAATAATTAATAGTTTTCTCTTATTCATAGGTATAATTGTTTCATCCTCCAGTGTTCCTTTGTCTAATGTGCCAGGCGATGTGTAAACAGAACAAGTACTTAAGGAAGAATTAAAAACAGCAGCACTACAATTGCTATTAACACATAAGTCAGCGCATTGACTAGAATTTAATATATCCGTAATTTGGGGATTAGAATTACTAATAAATTTTTTTTTTAAATAAGTATCATGTTCTTTATTTAATAATTCTACTTGTAAAGATCTATATGTCATATCAATTTCTTCGTTACTAAAGTCATTTGTTTTTGTACTCATGTAAATTTTACTTTCTCCATTAAAATTTGTTTCTGTATACAAAGTTATTATCAAGCCATCATAAATATCAATTGATTTTATTTTTTCTGTAAAATATGTTGATAAATCAGGATATTTTCCTACATAAAAAGATTTTGTTAAACCATTTTTTAGTTGAATTAATATTTTTTTTTTAATATTTTCTTGATTTTCTATTTTATATTCTTCAATAGCTTGAAGATATGTCTTGGATAATATTGTATATTGTGAAGATAAATTAGATAAAGAAGAACTCATTATATATATTTATAATAGTTTTTTTTAATCATTCGTTTAATACTTTCTTGAATACTTTTTTGAATATAAAGCGATAGGTTTTTTTCAACATGTTTCCATTGTAAAGAAAGAATATATATTTTTAACATAATATATATTCTTTATTTTCTTTATTATTTTTCTTATTTTTTAATAATTGTTTTTGGTAGTTCTTTTGTTGGAGTTTGAGGAGGCGCTTCAGTCATTTTTGTTATCTCTTCCTGTGCTGTTTTTATATTATTTGAAACATCTTCTTTTATATCAACCATTTTTTGTTTTGTATATTCAATAACTTGTTTTGTATCATAATATTTTCTATAATACCAAATTACACAAATAAAAAGAAAAAACATTCCAATAAACATTTCCCAATTTAACAAAATTTGATAATTATATAAATTCATATTATCAATTTTCATATCATTACTAGCATTTTTTTTATTAAATAAAGCTGGAATTATTTTAGTATAATTATTTGAGCTATCTAATTGAGATAATAATTCATTTAATATTTGATTTGAAATAGTTATATTATCATTAACTTCAGTATTTAATGTCGCCAAATTTTTATTACAAGTATAACTTGCAGCCATAAAGTTGTCATAATTACTACTGAATGTTTGATCGTCAGGATATAATTTGTGATTTACAATAGTAGTTTCCATATCAGACATTAAATTTATAAATGTATTTTTTAAATTTTCTAACTTTTCACTAAATATATTTGCTGAAGTACTAGTCATATATATTATTTTATATTTTAGTTATTGGTACATAATCTATAATATTTTTCTACAATAGAAGATTTATTGGGACGAATAATCTCACAAATTTCACCTGGTTTTATACCTATAACTAACATGACCGGGTCAAAACGAGATATTTCAGGCCATTGAGAATCTTCCATAATATTATACTTTCTTTTAACAATTTCTGTTTCTTCTGAACTTATAATTCGTTGAGGCGGAACTAATGTATGCTTTAAAATATTAAATTGTAATTTTTTTAATGTTAAAACAATAATAAAGACTTTATCTTGCTCCCATACTTGCTTTAAATGATTTTGTATTGTCTCATTCACTTCTTCTTTGGTAATAATCAATAATGTATCTTTCTTGGATAATACTTCTTCTGTATAAAATAAATCTTCTATCATTTCATCTATATAATTAATTCGTAAAGCTTTTAATAAAAAGTATTTTATATAGATTTTTCTAGAGGCATCTGTTTTCGTTAATAACATATCTAATTGTTTTGTAGTATACATAATATTCACTTCACTAATACTAAATCCTAAATAATCAGTTATAATATAATTTTGTGATTCCATTAATTCAAGAATAATATTTCTTGATTTATAAATAGAAGAAATTTCACTGGAAGACATTTGTTATATATAATTGTTTATTTTTAGATTATTTCATTCAATTTTATTTAAAATATTCCAAACATTTTTTTTGTCTTTCTTTTCTTTTTAATATTTTTTTTTGTTTTTTTTTTATGCTCCTTCTCAATTACTGGCTCTTCCATATTTTTTTTACTTTTATGTATTTTATCAGGACGATAATTTAAAAACCATTCTTCAAATTCTTTTAAATTTTTATTGTTTTTTAATTCTTTAAATTTATTTGATTTTTCTAATTTCATTTCTTCAATAGATTCTTGATGTCCGAAGCATGATATAGTAAATCTTTTTAATAATCCTATTTGTTGTAATTTATTTTTTTCTTGTATATCAAATAAAAAAGTTGCCATACATAAAATACGATCTGTATCATAATAAGGTTTATTCGCATACAAAAACGCCAAATAAAAACTTAAAATAGTATCAATTGTAGCTATTTTAATATTTTTTTTATTAACTCGAATAACATTATAACTATGACAAGCTTTGGGTTCATAAATAAACCCTACTGTATCCTTACCAATAACAATTTCATAATTCACACCAATTAATTCTCCTATAGCTTTATGTTTGATAATTGAAACATTTTTAATACCTTGACTTATTAATTCTTCTTTTATATTATCTGCTGTTGTTTTTGGATTTTCTGCTAATATATCAAAATCAGGAATATGTCGAAATTGTTTTTTTATAAAATCTGGCATGTATCTTGAATATAAACTTAACGCATATCCCCCAAAAAATACTACATTTTGACTTGTTAATATGTTTTGAAGTATATAAAATAATTCCTCTTGTTTATATTCATTTTGTGTTGATAACTCTCTTTGAAAAGAAGTATGAAAACATTTTTTATTATACAACGGATAATGCTTATTTAATAATTTTAATCTTTTAAATACTTTTTCCCATCTTGAAACATCTCCGTTGGGTCTAGACAATTCTAAAAACATACTCATGCGTAAATAATTGGGTGGAGCATAATAAATTCCACTTATTTTAATAGCTGTTTTTTTTAAATTAATAAATAATTCTTTGGGAATAAAAGTAATGTCAGCAATAGGCATAAAATTCACAAATACTTTATATGTACCATGATGTTGTCCCGATTTTGCTTCTACTTCAGTGAATCCATTTTTATAATAAATATTAGATAATTCTTTTGCGTCTTCAATTGGATTATATGAAAAGAAATCATAATCGGGAACTTCAATGTTTTGATCGTAAAATTGCTCTGTTTTAGGTAATATATTATTTATAGCTGTACCACCATAACAGATTAGTCTTTTTTGTTGAAGAAAATCTTCTAATAAACTAATAATTTGTTTAATTTCACTTGATTGTGCTACTTTTGCTCCTAATCTTTTTTCTGATTTGTCTACAGACAAACGAATAATTTGTAATTCACAATCTTCTATATTCATATCTTTACAAATACTTGGCTTATTTATATTGTCTTTCATAATATTATAATATAAATTATATTTCTCCACTAACTCCCATGGGAAACGTAACAGGTCGTGGTGCCAAGCTCATACTAGGTTCTAATGGTGGTGGATCTGGATAGGATACTGGTACATATCTTAAATGTAGTGGTTTTAATACAAAAGCATGACCGTAATTATCAAAAAATTCTTCATTTATAATTAACATAGTTGTATTGGTTGTATTATATCTCATTCCTACGCATTGTATTCCTAAAGTCATTGCGGCCGTACTATCCGGACAACTTGGACTATAATTATTATCTGGGATTTCAAATGTCATATATTGCTTATTATGTTCTTTTAATTCTTCTATATCAGGATTAAATTTCACATCATATTCTGTTAAAATATTACAATACATACTATCACTAATTAAATTTACATATTCATAAAAGGGTGTATTTATAAAATAATTGTTTTGCTGGGAAACAACAAAAACAATTTTATTCATGAGTTCATTTAATTTAACTTTTCCTAAATTTTCTTGATATACGGGAATATCTGGACTTGTATTTAATACTTGATATCCATAACTATATTTGCTATCCAATAACCTACTATTACTTATATTATCTTGGACGATTTTTGTTAAAGAATTATACATTTCTGTATTATTGCTTTTAAAACGAATATGAATAAAAATAGGATCCGCTGGATTAGGTGAAAAATCACTAAAAGCATTTTGATTTATACATGATAAAAAGTCTTGAAAAGGAATAGAATTATATGTTTCTTTTTCAAAATAATTATCTGTAGTAGAAGCCGCTATAACTGGTTTATTATTGATCGAAAAAACTTCTACATCTAACCATCTCGTTCCTTGTTTTAATATATCTTTTAACGCACATAATTCAACAAAATCATTTCTATAATTCCCAGGACAACAACAATTATACGCTGACTTTATATAGTAATCTCTTAACGCTAAATTATAAGTATTATCTATAGATACTATATGAGTATTTTTATCTCCAAACATGGTATCGAAATTCGTACAATCACCTTTTTTTTGTGTCGTCGCAGCATAAATATAATATGAGACAGGAACAAGAATCATTAAAAAACAGACTAAATAAATAAATAAAATAGTAATGTTAGAAGTATCTGATTGGACCATATTTATATATTATAACTTAAAAATATTCGCTATATAATTTATAATGGCTGGAGGATTATTAAACTTAGTATCTGTAGGACAACAGAATGTAATATTAAATGGTAATCCTACAAAAACTTTTTTTAAAAGTTCTTATTCTAAATATACTAATTTTGGATTACAAAAATTTCGTGTAGATTTTGAAGGCGCTAAAACATTGCGTCTAACAGAACCTTCTTATTTTCAGTTTAAAATTCCTAGATACGCTGATTTACTAATGGATACTTATGTATCGGTCCAATTACCAAATATATGGAGTCCTATTTTCCCTCCTATTCAAAATAATTATTATAATGGAGAAGTTTCTCAAGGAATGTGGGCTCCTTATGAATTTCGCTGGATAGAAAATTTAGGCGCACAAATGATTTCCGAAATATCTATCACATGTGGAAATACTACTATTCAAAAATTTTCTGGTTCTTATTTATTATCAGCAGTACAAAGAGATTCTATTGGTACAAAAAAAGTGTTATTTGATAAAATGATTGGAAATGTTCCAGAATTAAATGATCCAGCAAATGCTGGAGGACGTGTGAATATGTACCCAAATTCTTATTTTAATAATACTCTCAATGGACCTGAGCCTTCCATTCGTGGTTCTATTTTATATATCCCTATTAATACTTGGTTCACAATGAAAAGTCAAATGGCTTTTCCATTAACTTCTTTACAATATAATGAATTATATATTAATATAACATTTCGTCCCGTTAATGAGTTGTTTCAAATCCGTGATGTATTAGATGAAGTGAATCAATTTCCATATGTATCACCCAACTTTAATTTGTTTTATATGCAGTTTTATCGATTTTTACAACCTCCTCCTGATGTTGAACTAGGAGTTGATTCTTATTCTGATTTAAGAGTATTGTGGAATGCGGATATACATTTAAATTGTACCTATTGTTTTTTATCCGATCAAGAACAAAGATTATTTGCTTTACAAGAACAAAAATATTTATTTAAGCAAGTTCATGAGTATCAGTTTTTTAATGTAACAGGATCAAATCGTGTTAAATTGGATTCAGTAGGTCTTGTTTCAAGTTATCTTTTTTATTTTCAAAGAAGTGATGTGAATTTAAGAAATGAATGGAGTAATTATACAAATTGGCCTTATAATTATTTACCGAATGATATTGTACCTGCTAAAGCAGAAGGAACTTATCCTATCGTACGAAAAAATGGTGATAGTTCCACACAAGTATTAATAGGACCTGGTGTGAATCCAAATGGATTGTTAACAGGATGGATGATTACTAGTAATTACTCATTTGAGAATGAAAAAGAAATATTAGTTTCACTAGGAATTTTATTAGATGGGGCTTATCGAGAAAATACACAACCAGCAGGAATATTTAATTATATAGAAAAATATACTCGCACTTCAGGTAATGCTCCTAATGGATTATATTGTTATAATTTTTGTATTCATAGCAATAATTTAGATTTACAACCTTCTGGTGCTATTAATATGAGTCGATTTAATGTTATTGAATTTGAAATTGTTACTGTAATTCCACCATTAGACCCATTGGCCCAAACATTAGCTATTTGCGATCCCTTATCTGGAGGTATTATTGGTGTAAATAAACCTACTTGGAGAATATATGATTATAATTATAACTTATACTTATTTGAAGAAAGATATAATTTATTAACTTTCATGTCTGGCAACTGCGGGTTAACTTATGCTACTTAAACATATTTTTTTATAATAATATAATGTTCGATCTTATTATTATATGTTCTAATTTGAAAATAGTATTATGATTAATAATACTAAATTAAATAATTTGGTTCATCGTGAATCATGAAAAGTAATAAAAGTCTTTGAATAAATAAGTAGGAATGGATAGACCGCTTGCATCTATAAAAGTAATATGTTTATAAACTTTTCCTTTATCTAAACTTATGCGCTCTATCATCTCTTTATCTTCTTCCTTTTCTACAATTAATTCGTCCCAACCAAAATTTATTATTTTTCCTTTCCACGGCTTATGAGTTCCATTTATAAAATCCTTGAAGCTTTCAACATCAAATATATATTCTTCGCCAATTATTAGCTCTTTACAAGGCTCAAACCAAATGTTTTTATCTATATACACACAATTATTGTCTATATCATACACTTGAGCCTTCCAACAAATTGACTTTATCTGTTGGTCTGTTTTTGTTTTGATTTTTATATAAGCTTTGTAATTGCTTGATTCTTTACAAAAGAAGAAATGAACTCTTGAGACATAGCCAATAGAAGATAATAATTTTGTTAAGAATTCTTCGTTATCTTCTACAGAATAAATAGATTTATAAGGCACATTGGAAAGAATATATATGGAAAAACTCATTTTATTTTATCATAATACATAATTTATTATAAAAAAATGTTTTCAATTTTTTTATAATATTATAATTACAAATTAAAATTCAGGCACATGTTTTTTAAACAAACATCCTTGAGAAGATAAATTTTTTATATCATTAGTTACCATTGTCGGATTTTGAAAATTACAATTATTCAACCATATTTTTATTATACAAAAATTTTTTTTGGGTGAAATAGTTATTCCTGTAATACTATTATTAAAGGACTCATTTGTACTAATAGAATTACCTACTAATAAATATGTTAATTTTTTCCAAACATCATAAACATATTTATTAGTTATTTTATAAGAAAAACACCCACCATTTCTATTTTGTGGATCTTCCCATGTTGGAATTATACCTTCTTTCATAATAAAGAACATACAATTTTTTACTAACTCTTCAGGTAATAATTGAATGATTGCGACTACTTGTTCGACTTTTTCAAATCTACAAATATTTTTATAACTTTTAGAAGTCCAATCAGGATCTTGCGGAAAATGAGCCCACAATATCCATCTATCTTTTAAAATATAAGATTCTTCCTTTATTTGTTCCATGTTTGAAGAAATATCCATGTTATATATAAATTCAATTTTTTATATACTTATTTTAATTCATATTTATTTTCATGAAACAGAATTGTATCTTTAATTGTTAAATTATTTATAAATTTACATTCGTTGTCTATAATTACCAATTCATAATTTAAAATAGGTTCTTTTATTTGTAAATATTTGTAAGCATAATACTTTATAAAATTATGGTTTATTTTATTACCTACAATATAATAATTATAATAAAAATTTTGTAATTTTATTTCATATTCTTTTTCATTTATATATATAACTATTAAGCTAAAGTTAAATTTACATATATTTAATCCTATATCTCTATGATGAGGCAATGCACTCTTTTTAATCATAAAAGACATGGTAAATTTTGAATACTCTTTTTTATTATCTATCAACATACATTTTCTATTATCTTCAAATACCAATAGATCAAATGTTTTATTTGATATATCTATTCCTTGTAAATCTTTATTTACGTATTGATTGGATATCTTTCTATTCTCAAAAATAACTATCTTATAGTAATCTGAATAATACAAATCATAAATATATTCCATTACCATCAATATTTTGATTTCTATAAAAGAATAAACTTTTAAATAAAACATAAAACATTCTAGAAATAAATTATGAAAGTACATAAATTATTAAACCTATAATTTTTAATTTGTTTTTATAATTTATTTATTCATCCAGATGGGCTTCTCCATCTTTAAAGTACCCTACTTTTTTCCCTACTTTATTCATTATATTCTCATAAATATCTCCTTCTTGTAAATCATTGGTATAATAATTTGTATCGTCTAATTCTACCTCAATCATCTTTTTTATTAATTTTACATCTTTCTTTTTTACTTCTACAACTTCTTCCTCTTCTTCCTCTTCTTCTTCCTCATCTTCCTCTTCTTCCTCTTCTTCTTCTTCTTCTTCCTCTTCTTCTTCTTCTTCCTCTTCTTCCTCTTCTTCTTCTTCTTCCTCTTCCTCTTCTTCTTCCTCCTCCTCTTCCTCTTTTTCTTCTTCTTCTTTAGTTTTTTTATCCTCTTCTTCCTCTTCCTCTTCCTCATCATCATCATTCACTTTATTAAAAACAATATCTTTATTCATAAATAATTTACTTAATTGTGGTAGTAATGTTTGTAATTGATTTGATTGATTACTTTCATTAATAATTAATTTTACGTTTTCTTTGTATTCTTTTTCTTCTGTTTCATTTTGTTCTCTTTCTTCTTTATCTTGTTCTTTTTCTTCTGTCTCATTTTTTTCTTCTTTTGGAAAAGTAAATAGTTTATTCACTTTTTTTTGTAATTGTTTATTATATTTAGCCAAGTACAATAAATGAATTTGTTTCATAATGCTTTCTTCTAATAATTTTAAATCGGTATTCATTTCATAATAATATATTATTGATTTTAATATGATTTAAAAAATTATTTATTTATTATTTATGGACGATTTATCAGAAAATGAACTTATTCGAATAATTTGTATTCAAACCAGTTATACAAAAGAAGAAGCAAAAGAAAAATTAGTGTTATTTGATAACAATCATATTTCAGTAATAAAAGATTATTTAAATGTTCCTATTGAGAAAAAAAAACCTATTGAGTCAGTAAATCAAGAAATTTATAAACAAATACGGTATAAACTAAACGAATCTATAGATATAATTAATAAAATTAATTATGAAAAATTAAATCAAGATAATTTTTAATATCTTTGAATAATATGAAAAATCAAACTAAAAAAAAAAAAATAAAACATAACAAAACTAAAAAAATAAACATGGAAGATGATTTTTATACTTATATAAATAAAAATTGGTTAAAAAATTATACAATACCATTAGACCAAAATTCTGTTAATTTATTTTCTATATTACAAAAAAAAATAGATCTTCAATTATTAGAAATAGTTAAAAAATGTGAAAAAAATCCTAAAAATATACAGGAGAAAAATCTTGTAAATTTATTTAAAAGTTGTATTACTTATAATAAACCTTTGGCAAAACAACAATTATATTATTTTATTCAAACATTGAATGATTTAATACAAAAAAAGAATATATTCGAATTTATTACATGGATGATTCAATCTGGATTTAAACTACCTTTTCAAATACTTGTTAGTAATAATATATATAATTCGAAAAAAAATATATTAAATATCGTTCATGGCGAGTTTAGTTTTAATAATAAAAATATTTATTTAAAAAATAATAAAGTATACAAACATTATAGAAAAGAATTTTTATTATTTTTAAAAATAGTATTTTATATAGTTTTTGGTAAAAATCATTCTTTTCAAGTAGAAAATATTTTAAAAGTAGAAACGGAAATGGCAAAATATTTATATTCTTCAACAGAAGATAATCAGTTAGAAAATAAATTAAATTTTTATTCTGTCTCTCATTTACATAATTCATTTCATTTAGATTTTTCAAAAATATTTCATAATTTAGATATTAAATATGATAAAAAAGTTCAAGTTGATAATCCAAGATATTTAAAAAATATATCTAATATGTTTTTACATAAATGGGATTCTAAAGAGTGGAAAGAATATTGGATATATCAAATTATAAAAGTGTATTCATCATTAGATAAAAGTATAAATGATGTATTTTTTAATTTTTTTGATGTAATACTTCAAGATAAAAAAAAGAGATTTCCTATAAAAATTACTTGTTTAAGTACAATTAATAGCTACATGAATATTTATTTAAATCAATTATATTTACAAAATCATAAAAATGAAAAAGAAATAAAATATTGTATTTCATTGGCAGAAAAAATAAAATTTGTTTTTAAAGAAAGATTAGAAAAAAATACTTGGCTAGAAAAAAAAACAATTGAAAAAGCTCTTTTAAAATTAAGTAAAATAAATTTTGTTATTGGTTATAAAAACAAATGGAAAGAAGAAAAAGAGTATAATAAACTTATTTTTTCTATTAATGATAAATATGGAAATTATAAAAAATTCATTGGAATTTATTTATCTAATATAAATAAAGAATTAAATGAAACCAATAAAAATAATGTCTGGGTTAATAATGGAGTAAATTTATATGATGTGAATGCTTATTATAATGGCATGAGTAATGAATTAATCATTCCAAATGCTATTTTACAACCACCTTTTTTGGATTTAAGTAAATCATTTGAATATAATTTGGCTTTTATAGGAAGTACATTAGGTCATGAATTAATTCATGCATTTGATGACGAAGGTTGTAAATTAGATGATTTAGGAAATTATATTAATTGGTGGACGGTATCAGATAAGCAAGAATATAAAAAAAAACAAAAAGAAATTATTGTAAAATATGAAAAAATGGCAAAATTAGATAATATTCATCTAGATGGTAAATTAAGCTTGGGTGAAAATATAGCAGATATTTATGGTGTATTAATTTGTGAAGAAGTACTTGAAAAAGAATTAATCCAACAAAATATATTAGGAAAAGATCAAATTTCTCATTTCAAACAATTTTATGAATATTATAGCAGTTCTTGGAGAAATAAAATAAATAATAAATCATTACATGACCGAATTTTAAATGACGTTCATTCTTTATCTAAATATAGAGTGAATGGAGTTTTACAGAATTCAAAAAAATTTCAATCTATATATGGTTTAAAAGAAGAAAATAATATGTTTAATAATACTTTTATTGAAATATGGTAAGAAATGATTTAAATATATAATACAAATAAATATAATGGATTATTTATTAAAAGAAAGAGAAAATATATTTGTCTCAAGTTATATAGAAACAAATAACCAAAGCTATATTCATCAAATTTTGAAAGAACATCAATTAGAGCCATTAGAACCACAAATAAAAAAGAAAATAATTTATATATTACCCTTAAAATCGTTGTGTAATCAATTATTTCATTATTATTGTGAATATTATAAAGGTATGATAAGTGTTGGTATTATAACAGGAGAAAGAAGATGTAATATTGATTCCGATTTAATTATTATGACTCCTGAAATCTTATTACGTTTATTGTATCAAAACGAAATTCAAAAAGAAGATATTGATTTAATTATTTTTGATAAATTTCAATATATAAACGATCATGAAAGAGGAAAAAATATTGAAGAGTTATTAAATAATATTTTACCATTTATTCAAACGGTTATTTTTTCATTGCCTTTTTCTAATATAGATTTTTTAGTAAAGTACTTGGGAAATATAAGTAGATATCCATTTCATGTTATTGAAGATAAAGAAAAAGAGAAATTAACACATTATTTATATTATGATTTACATCCTAATTATTACAATTCATTGCCTATTTCTAATACGCAAAATGTATTACAACGAATTCAAAAATGTATTCCATTAACGGATGAAGTTATTTCAAAAGTATATTATGATATATATAGTTTTAAATCATCAAACGGGTATGTGAAGAGAGATTATCTAATAAATCACGTATTGCTAGAATGTAAAGAAAAAGATATGTTTCCTGCTGTTTGTTTAATATTGTCTAGAAGAAACTTAGAAAAAACAGTAGAAAGTATTCGTATTTCTTTATTAAGCGAAACTGAAAAAGAGGAAATAGAAGAAGTATGTTTAAGTATTTTAAAGAAACTACCAAATTATACAGACTATACAAATTTGGTAGAATATAAAATATTATTAAAGTTATTTAAGAGAGGTTTAGCCATTCATCATGCTGGAATGATTCCGATTTTTAAAGAATTAGTAGAAATAATGCTTCAAAGTAAATATATAAAAGTAGTTTTTTCTACCGAAACATTTTTTACATCTACATTCCAATCGGTAAAAACAATTTTATTAACAGAAAATGTAAAATTTGATGGTTCAGAAGAGAGAGTATTAAATTCTAGTGAATATATATCTTATTTTCAAAGAATACATGATTATGAAGGTAATATTATACATTTGCCAAATAGTTATTCTTCATTAGATTTGGATTTTTTTCAATTGAAAACATTTGAAAAAGATGTTTGTTTTTCATCCAAGTTTTATGAAACAGTTCCTTTTGCACTTCAAAATAGATCATCGGAAGATTCTTTAAATAAAATGTTAATATTGAAAGGATTTATAGATGAAGAAAATAGTTTAACAACAAAAGGAATCATTGCGAGTAAGATAACAGAAGTATTCCCATTATTCATTGCTGAATTATTTAGTGATATAATTGATTTATCCGGAAAGAAGTTAGTATGTTTACTTTCATGTTTTCTTTACATAAATACAAATATATATGTACCTTTTCATTTTTCTAAACCATTAGAAAAAGATTTAGTATCTATTATTGGTAAAGTGAATATGATTATGGATGAATACGAAATGTATGGGATTCAAGATAAATATTATTTCTATTATTATTTATTTAAATATGTTGATTTATGGTATGATGCGACAGATGAAGTAGAATATAAAATAGTGTTAAGTATAATAAAAAGAGAGAAAATTATATTTGTAGGAGATTTTATCAAAGCGGTATTAAAAATTATGAGTATTGTTATGGAATTGAAAGAACTTGCTATAAAATTTGATAGAGATTTTGAATCAACTTATAACGATATTCATTCATCGTTATTAAAAAATATAGTAAATAATTATTCTTTACATATTTAATATTTTTTACAAATACCAAATGTTTTTCGATGATATTTACTGATTCCATGTATTTCAATTCCTTGTAAATGTTTTTTTGAACCATATCCTTTATTATTTTGTAAATCATACTTTACTATTAAATCTGGTTGTTCTTTACATAAATCTTCTATATATTGATCTCTACTTGTTTTAGCTAAAATAGAAGCAGCTGCTATATTAATATTTTTATTGTCTCCACTAGTTATACATTTATAAGAAAAATACAAAGGCTTTTTTAATTCTTTGTCATATAAAAATACAGGCTTAAAATAACTACCATCTATACACAATAATATATTATTAACATCTTTTATAGATAATTTTTCAATTACTTTTAATATAGCTATATGCATGGTATCAATTGTAGCTTGTAATATATTTAATGTATCGATTGTGTATTCATCGGCATATTCAACAGCCCAAGCTAGAGCATTTGTTTTAATAAAATCGGCAACTTCATTTATTTTTTTTTTTGAATGAAATTTTTTACTGTCTTTTATATTTGAAAAATCTAAAGAAGAGTTTTTAGGCATAATTACAGCAGCACAATAAACTCTACCGAATAAAGGGCCTCTTCCTGCTTCATCCACTCCAATTTCAATAATTGTTTCATCAGTTTCAAAGTTCAACATAATATATTATATAAAAATTTATATAATATATTTTCACATTATAAATTATGAATAAAGTATTAATTATATTTTTAATAGGACTATTGATTTTAATACTTTGTATTTATTATAGTAAAAATTCTAAAAGGGAAGGGTTTGTAGCTGGAGATGGTAATTTTCCCAATTTTGAAATACAAAAAGATAATTCCTATTTAGGTGAAGAATATATTCATAACGCATCTAGTACTAGTGTATATCAATGTATGCAACAATGTGAGAGTTTGGAACCTCATTGTACCGGAGGAACTTATGCGAACACTACAAGCGATTCAGAATGGGGTGATGGATGGTGTTGGATCCAAAATGGTTATGGAAAAGGTTTCGTATACGACCCGGGTTATGGGGCTGATACAATAGGTCCAGATGGTAATCAGACTGCTAAAGCTGTATATGGGTTTCAATATTTTCCATTAGTTAATGATGGCCCAAAAGGTGATAAAGGTGATAAAGGAGACCCAGGACCACAAGGACCACAAGGACCCGAAGGACCACAAGGACCACAAGGACAACCTGGGTCTATAGGACCACAAGGACAACCTGGGTCTACAGGACCACAAGGACCGCCAGGCTCGGATGGCGCAGTTGGATTAACGCCACCTCCACCACCACCACCAGGACCCAATCCTCCACCCCCACCACCACAACCAAATCCAAATAGATGGAATAATTATAATCCTACAAATCAATTAAACTACAATATTCCTACTTCAAGTATAACATATGGAACCTATAACCATTATTTAGGTGTTGATTTACCAGTTATATTTTATGGCCCAAATAACCAAACATGTAAAGTTGTATATAAAAACAATACATATTATGTAATTGTTACAGATGCGAATAGCCAAACAACTGTATATTCTTTAAATGAAAATAATAATAATTTAAATACAACTGATATAACAAGTTTAACTTTTTATGGAGATAATGGTAGTTATGTAAAGATAATTAAAAAGAATAACAAGTATATAATAGTAGTAGTAGATAAAAGTAATGTAGAACAATTATTTTATGACTATAATTTTTATGCTAGTCAACCAAGTAATTTTATTCAGGATAATATATCTCAAGCAATAGAAGATAATATTACTCCACAAAATAATGATAATTATGAATGTGATAATAATAATAACAATAATAACAATAATAACAATAATAATAGTAAATTATCCATGCCACCCGATAGAGATTTATATATGTTAAAGTCTGAAATTGTTACTCCCACATGCCCTGTATGTAAAGAATCTATTAATTACAATAAACAATCTAGAAAAAATAACAATAACAACAATAATAATAATAATAATAATTATAATAATAACAATAATGAATTAATAACAACAACACCACCAGAGAAATGTCCTCCATGTCCTGCGTGTGCTCGTTGTCCTGAACCATCATTTGAATGTAAAAAAGTTCCTAATTATAAATCAACAAGCAATGATTATTTGCTTCCTGTTCCTGTATTAAACGACTTTAGCAGTTTTGGAATGTAAAGGAACAATGTTTAATTTACATTTGTACTTTTTTCCTTTTAAGGGGTTAGTACATCCGTGTTCTTTTTTTGTTTTATTTAAGCATCTAGCTCTATAATTTTCAAATTTATTTCTTACCATTTTATAAGTTAGATTGCTTTTTTTATGTAGCATTTTATTCACATCTTCATGTAAATCATAGACATATTTAGAGAATGTATTTCTATTTTCCATTTTTGCCATAGTTAAAGGAAATTTTTTAAGATTTTTTTTTAAATTAATTCGACAATATTTACAAGGTAAAACATAAGTTAAATTTAAAATAAAATCTCTATACTTTTCTTTATCTAATTTTGTAGGCTCAGTTGGATAATTAAAAGAAATGGTATGTAAAAAAAACCACATACAAGGACCCCATACTTTTGTTAACATGCCATCGCTACTATTTAATTCTTCTTCTGTATATAACATTATATAATATAAATATAATATTATAATCAATTCGTTTTAATAAAATAACTTATTTATTAAATATATATTATGGATATAACGAAATTAAAAAAATATTTTAAATACAGTTTAATTATTTTTATTATTATAGGAATTATATTGGGAGGTGTTTATTTTTTCTATTATAATAAAATAAAAGAAAGCTTTAAAACTAATAATGAGTTGATATACGATACAGGAGATAAGAAAGAAGCAAAAGTATGTTTTTTTCATGTGGATTGGTGCCCTCATTGTAAAACAGCTTTACCTGAATGGAATAAATTTAAAGCAGAAATGAATGGAACTCAGGTAAAAGGCTATACCGTACAATGTGTAGAATATAACTGTACGAGTGAATCCGCAGAAATAACAAGTTTAATCGATAAATATAATATTGAAGGATATCCAACAATTAAATTAATTAAAGATAATGAGGTTTACGATTATGATGCGAAACCTACCCATGCTTATTTAAAACAATTTTGTTATACTATGATTTAATATTTGTTAAAAACAACGTTCCTATTTCAACCCCTTTATCAAAAAATAATTGTCTTTTTTCAAATGAAGATAAAAATTCAATAACATATTTTATATCTTCATCTATAGAACATTCATATATAATTTCATTTTTGAATCTTTCATTTAACTGATTATTCTTTGTAATGTTATACATAACAATCGACGATAAATAAGCAAAAAAATTCGTATCTTTTGCTACCGAATAATTTAACTTACTATAATTGATTTTAAAGGAAAAAATATTTTCTTCTTTATAATTTTCCAACGCATATTTTATGGGATAATTCGATTCCATTCCTCCATCAATATAGACTTCTTCATTCCATATAAAAGGTTTAAAAAAAATAGGAACACAACAAGACATATAAATTGCTTTGTATAAAGGTAAATCGGGAAAATTTATGTAATTTATTTTTACTGTTTCACATAGAGTAAAATTAAAACTAAAAAAATTTATTTCAATTTTGGTTATTTCAAAAAAATCTTTTAAAGAAATGTCTTGAGGTAAATCTAACGCATCTAATATAGGTTTTATAAATTGTAAAGAAATATTCTCATCATATATTCCATTTGTATCAAATAATTGAAATATATGAGTAGATTTTATTTCAAATATTTTATCCCAAGGTCTTTTAATCATATAATCATTAATTGTATCCCAATCTAAATTAACTGCTATTAATACGGCTATAACCGTACCAATTGATGTCGCATATATACTTTTAACTTTTTTTCTATCCCAAAATTGTTCTTTTTCTAAATGATATAACGCTCCTAATTCAATAAATCCGAGATGTCCTCCACCTGATAAAACTAAACATTCAATTTCCATTTATTTTCTTTTTTTATGTTTTTAATATATAAAAAAAATAATAAATAATAATATGTCAAATATTTTTACTTTGGAAAATATAAATGATGATTTTTCAGAAAAACTTAATATAGATGAACTTTATAGTAAAAAACAGGAGAAAGATTTAAAACAATTGGAATTATTTAATAAACTGTTAAATCGTATTCATGTTAAAATCAGAACAACCGCAAAAATGAGTATGGATCAGCCTTATTGTTGGTTTGTTGTCCCTGAAATTATTATTGGCGTACCTAAATATTGTCAAGCTAATTGTATTGCTTATTTAATGGATAAATTACAAGATAATAAATTTGAAGTAAAATATTATCATCCTAATATGTTATTTATTTCATGGGCGAAATTTGTACCTTCGTATATTCGAACAGAAATAAAGAAAAAAACAGGTATTATAGTGAATGAAATGGGAGAAAAAATTGAAGAAGAACAAGTACCTTCTTCGATGCCTGAAACTTTTATAATAGATAAAAAGAAAAAAGAAAAAAAGACAGATTCTTCCTTCAAATCTATTAACACTTATAAACCCTCGGGTAAATTTATGTATGATGATTTATTGTTTTCTACGAATAAAGAATCATAATTATTTTTTTTTATTCATTAAATTTTTCACATATAAAAAAATAAAATATAAAATTAATACTACACAAGCAATAAGAATAATAATATTCACTGCTTTCATTATTTGGCAATAATACGATGTATCTGACGCATTACATACAATAGTAGTTCCTAAAAATCCAAATACACCACTTCCAAACATACCAGAACCGGAAGTTTTAGCCATATAATATAAATAAAGAAAGAATTATATATTATCAAAATCATTTCCCAAGTTTCCAATATTTTCTCTTTCACATTATTACATTTTTTTTTTAAAAGATGATATATTTTCCAAAATTTATCATCTTTATCCCTGGAAAAACATTCTATTAATATATTATTATTTGATTTAAATAATGATATTTTAATTGATGTATGAATCTTATATCTTTTATCTATAATTAACCAATAATGGTCATAACGATCAAAATATGGGTTATAATCTAAAAGTATTGTGTAAATATATTTATATAGTACTTCATATTCATAAGATGAATAAAAAGAAGTAATATTATTTTGGTTAGACAAATTAATATTGCGTAAAGTGAAGGGCGAAGGAATATTATATTCTAAATCAGAAGGAATAATTAAAGATAATTGTTCTAGTTTATGTTCTTCTTTAATACTTAGTGTTGCTTCTTGAAATAAATCTATTTCAGAAGGTACCGGTAAAATTTTAATAGATTTGAATATACCGAAAAAATATTGAAAATAGCTCATTTATTGTTAAAGTTTATATAAATATTAAATAAATTCAATTTTTTCTACGTGTTCTTCTTCTTTTATTTCTTGTTTTTCGTTTGCTTTTTCTTTTTCCTGCTTTTTGTATTAATTTATAAGGATTTGTAGAACTAGAACCTGTAAAATTAATATTTTGATTATTAGCTAAAGGATACGCATTTGTAAAATAATATTGACCCATATTATATTCTAGGAATAAAAGTTTCTCCAATAGCATTCATTGTTTCCAATTTACTAATTGTCTGGCTTAAATTATTTTTGCTATTAGTATTAAACATGAAATCCATATTAGGGTGTTTTTCATTTTTTTTAATTTCTTTATAAATAGTATTTATTTTTTCTATTATTTTATTCATTTTTTCTTTGTCTTTAATAATTTCTTCTTCAAAATAAATATTTTCAATTAATAGCTCTATTGCCATGTATAATAAATATTTTTTTTTCTTATTACAAGATGTTGTATATTTTAATATAAATAATTCTAATAAACTATTCATTATTTTTTCTATTAAAGGACCTTTTTCTTTTGCTAAATAAAGAAACATTTCCCATAAAATCCAAATTAAATTTAATTGATATTTTGCTTCTTTACAATATAATCTTCTTACCATTTTATATTTTGATAAACAATCAAATTCTATTAACCATTCTAACCAATAACAAGCTAATAAATTATTTTTTTCCTCTGTTAAATGATATGCTAATTCATTCAAAGCAATATAAATTTCTTTAGGATCTCCTTCTTGAAAAATGATTTCTCCAAAGTGAATATTAGGAGCTTTCATTTTAATAGATACAATGGATAAATCAAAATCTTTTTTATTTATTTTTATTTCTTCAAAAGTATGTTTTTTCTTACTTTCTGCTAAAATATAAATAATTTCCGCAAATAAATTTCTTATTTTCATATTATTTCTCATAGATAATTCATATTTAATATATCCATTTCGATATATTTGTTTAAAAGCATTTAATTTTAAATGTAAATAAATAGATAGTTTAGGATTAGCCAAGTGTATATGTTTTGAATAAAATAAAATAATACATTCCCATAAATCATTGTACTGTCCGGCACAAATAAATTCACAAGACCAATAAAAGGAAGCTTCTAATTGAGAGTTTTTTAAACATGAAAACAATTCTTTTTTTACTTCTGTTTTTTTAAATTCAGAAAATGTAATAGCTTTAAAATCTTTTTCGGTTCTTATATCATTAATTTCTATTTCTAACATATAATAAAAAATATACAAAAAAAAATACTATAATACATATATGAATAAATTTAAGAATATTTTTAACAAAAAATTAAATATATTTTTACTTTTTCTTATTATACTTGTTATTATTATTGTTATATTTAATTATTTTCCTGAAAAGAATATAGAAAATTTTCAACAGTCTTCTGAAGGATTTTCAAGTTATAATAATTCAAATTTATATGATGACTTTTACTCTAATATATATGACAAATTAGTTTATTCTAAATTAAAAAATAACTTTGAAGTGGGACAAATTATAAATTCTACAAAACCTGACGAGCACAGCTATATTTTAGATATTGGTTCTGGTACAGGTCATCATGTGAATTTATTTGAAGAAAAAAATATCAAAGTAATAGGAGTAGATAGTTCAAAAGATATGATTACTTTTTCAAAGAAAAAATATCCTAATTCTAAATTTCAAAAAGGAGATATGATGGATTCAATGCTTTTTTCACCAAATACTTTCACTCATGTTTGTTCTTTTTACTTTACTATTTATTATACTAAAAATAAATCATTGTTTTTTCAAAATTGTTATAATTGGTTAAAACCTGGAGGATATTGTATCGTTCATCTTGTGAATTCAGATATGTTTGATCCTATGTTAAGCAATCCATTATTATACGTCTCACCACAACGTTATGCGAAATCTCGATTAACACAATCAAAAATAGTTTTTGATAATATGACTTATAAAAGTAATTTTGAATACAAACCACAAGAAAATTTAGCAATTTTTCATGAAAAATTTATTCATAAAAACAAAACAAGAAAAAACGAGCATACCTTATATATGGAATCTTTAGAAAGTATCGTTCAAATAGCTCAACATCAAGGATTTATTACACAAGGAATTGTTGATTTAATTGCTTGTAGTTATGAATATCAATATCTATATATATTTGTAAAACCAAATTAAATTTTCAAAATAAATAATAAGTTTTTTAAATTATTATTTATTAAAATAGAAGAGGGTTGTTTCGATCAACCGTCCTTTGGATTATGAGCCCAACGCGCTGCCTCTGCGCCACTCTTCTACAAATATATATATTATATTTCTTTTAAGTATTTTTTTTAATAATAAATTTATATATATAATGCCAAGAGTACAACCAGAATCTATGCCTATCGATAATAGAGTATATCCGTTTATATATAATCATGAAGAGAATGATGAAGATGAATTTAGTGGAGAAAACCCAATGAAGTCCAGTGAGAAAAGACCACCTTCTTTACCTTCTTTACTTGTTCCAAATGATCAAGACTCTTCAGACATTTATGAAAATAAAGGGACACCCTCAACGGTACCCAACTCTCCAGCATCGGCATTAGTTAGTGAGGATGAAGAATATCCTGATATTCCTGTTAAAAGCAAAAAACCCTCTTTAACTAGTCGCTTTATTAACATGTTTAAAAAAAAACCCCCAGTTGCTACAGTAAAAATTGTTGGCAGTATTAAAATAGGTGAATTTAAAAAAGAGTCTTTTGAAAATTTTATTGATACATATCCACATCTAGAAACTGTAGAAGGATTTAAAAGTATTATGTATGCTTGGGAAAGGTCAATAAAAGTATTACGTAGTGATATTAGTGGTACTAAGCCCTTAATCGATATAGCAATACTGATTCAAAATCATATTAATTCAGTATATTCAATTTACAATAAATTAGATAAAACAACAACTCATACTCCTCTTACTATAGAAAGATTACCAGGTTTTCTTAAATTTATAAATTTAGAACTAGAATATTGTTATGGTTGGGATATTAGTGAATTTGAACCAATAGAATCAGATGATCCTAGAGTAAGATTAGAACAAATAGAAAATGAAATTCCCTATCAAATATTAATATATATTTATTTTATTATTATATTATTTCGGTGGGTTTCTCGAAAGTCTGATGAGGCGGTACCTAAACTGTTTGAAAATGAAAAAATACAAGAATTATTTGACTACTTAAATGGTACTTATAGTCTTAAACATTCTAATACTTTTCATATGCCTAGAGATATTGCAACCAATTTTCCAAAATTAAAAAACAGTTTGGATGTTTGTGAAGAAGCTTATCAATTTCATAAACCTACAAGCTGGCATATTTTAGGTGGAAAAACACAAAAAATAAAAAACAAAAAACAAAAAACAAAAAACAATAAACAAAAAAATAAAAAAACAAAAAACAAAAATACAAAAACAAAAAAACAAAAAACAAAAAACAAAAAACAAAAACACAAAATCTAAGACGAAAAAGTTAAAACACTAAAAAGGAACCATTCTCATAATTTGTCTTGATTTTTTATTCATGGATTTCACTTTACTAGGTCTTATTTTACTAGCATTTCTTTTACTAACCGTTCTTCTTCCTTTATTCGCAGACCTTCTTTTATTAATTGTTCTTTTACTTTTTAATACTATTGTATTTCTTCTTGTATATTTATGAGAAATTTCCTTTTGTACGCTTTTATATATGATATTTTGATATTGTATATATGAATTACAATTACTTATTACATTTGGTAATGTAGCTATAGTTGGCGAATATTGTGTTAATAATGATAGAGAAATAATTTCTAAACTAAGAAATATAGGCTCAAATATTAAATCATAATTAGTAAACATAATATTATTATTTAGGATCTTATCATTACCTCCTCCCCATATATTAAACCATCCTTTTTTAGGAGGTTTATAACCTTTATCTTTAAAAAGATTTTTAGCACGTTCTTGTTCTGCGAGTGAGGCTATTACAGGTTTATCCGGAATACTCCACGCATCAGATTTACTAATTTCTCTTTCAGCTAGCCTATTTAAGATAGATTCGTTATCATCAGCAAAAAGGGTTGGTTCTTCAGGTTGACTTTTAACTGGTTTCGAAGGATTAGCAGGTTTCTTTTTAAAAAGATTTCTAGCACGTTCTTGTTCTGCTGGAGAAGCTACAATAGGTTTTCCCTGTACTACCCATTCATCTGTATTACCAATTAGTTCCTCAATAGGATTAGCTTGAATAACTTGTGTAGCATTATCTGCTGGTATATTTAAAACAACATCGCTAGTATTGGAAATAGTTTTATTGGGTTTTGAAGCTGTTCGATTTGATTGGAGAGTATGTCGTTTAGCTGAATGTCTAACAGAATGCTTTGGTTTGGAAGATTCAGTACGATTGCGTTTAGGACAAGTTGGTTGTTTTATTTTTGAAACAACTGTCCGATTTGTTGGTGGAGTATAATATTTTGGAGATGCTGTAGGATTTGATGGTGGTGTATAATATTTTGGAGAATCTAAATTTTCCAATTGAGAACTTGATTCTTCTTCTACAGGAAATATTTCAGGTGGTGTTCTTAAAATAACACTTAACATATCTTGTAAAGAAATGCTAGGTACTAACGAAAAAAAGTTAGAGGCACCTTGACTGCTAATTTCTGATACAAATACATAAGTATTATAAACAATAACTTTACTTTTTTTATAAATTTCTTCTATTTTTTTCCGTTCAAATTCTAAAATAGAAGATATTCGTTCTTTCACTTTTTTACCAGTTTGAGAAGTGAAAGATTCGGCAAATCGTTCATTAGATAATTTTTTACCAGTTAAATAAATTTCTTCATCATCGTCATATAAATCATCATCCAATTCCGTAGCCAACTCATTATCTTTTAACATTTTATTTATACTTGTATTACTAAATATATTTCCAAATATATCTGTCATTTTATTCTCTTCTATATCTAATTTTTGAGTTGGGTTTTGTGCTATAATTGGTTCTTGAGGAGTTATATAACTGCGTTGTTGAGAATATTTTTTTCTTGGTTGTTTAAATAATCCACTCTTACTAGCTTCACCTGTTATATCCTCTTGAGTTGGAAGATACTCTTCTTTTTGTTTTGGTTGTTTTGGTTTTTTTCTTTGAGAAGCTTGTGTAGTATCTTCTATTTGAAGATTAGATTTAGATTTACCATAAAAAGAAGCAGAAAAAATTTGTGGAAGCGCACTTCTAAATGTACTACCAATATCTTGTTTTAGTTGTAATATTCTTTCACGAGCAAAACTAGTAGATTGTGCCAAACCATATCGAGCAGCACTAGTCGCATATGTGAAACCTTGCGTTGCTCTAACGCTTGCTTCTTTTATACCTTTTAAACCCTCATCTCTTACAATTATCATCATCGTCATAGTAATATTATATAAACTTTTCATAGCGATAGAAAATTGATTTTCGCATATTTCATATAATTCAGGGAGGTTTAATAGTTTAAAAAAAAAATATATATATTTTTTCATCTTGCTATAAAACCATTTAAATATATTTAATCCCCTTATTAATTTATATAACATAGATTTTATCTTGTCGACTTGCTGGAGAATATAGTTTAATTCAGCACCTTCTATTCCGCTACTTGTATCTACAAGTCCTAACTGTGCTACTAAGTATTCTAACGATGCTACTATTAACCAAAATTCTATAAAAAAAAATAATATATAAAAAAAATAATTAATTATTAAACCAAAAATAGGAGTAGTGAATGTAGTACAACTAGTCCATATCCATGAACGTGTTTGAATAATAAAAGTAATTGTTTTAGTTATCAAAGTAATTACAAAAGAAAATGTATCCATCATCCTCTTCATTATTGTATTTTGTTCTAATTTAACAATTATATTAGTTTTCATTTCATTTAAAGATTCACGAAATGAATCAAGTGTAGCTTGAATTCCGATTGCTGCTCCTGCTACTGCTTCTTCGGTTCTTTTGGCTGTTTTTTCTGTTCTTACAGCTGTTTTTTCTGTTCTTTCCGTAGTATCTCTAACCTCTTTAACTGAAGCTTGAATTGTTTGACCTTGTACGTTTAATAAATTAAGTTGCATATTTACAAGACCAAACATTTGAAAAATTTGTGGTAATACATATTTTATCATCTCTGATTCTGTAAGGTTAGATTGTGGAACAACTTGTGTATTCAAATCACCATGTAATCCTCTTGACTTGGTAAATAATTCTTCCATTATTTTTTGTAAATCAGTTAGTTTCATAGTTATCATATCTTCCTCAACTTTATATTTAGTCATTATTAATGAATTCGCATGTTCTAATTGTATTTTTGATAATTGTTGGCCTGTGAAAGGTATTATCGCATCTAATTCTGATTGAATAAAATCCTCCTCAGGATTATCTTCAAGTAATTTATCTTGTAAAAATAAGTTTTCTATTTCTCGCATGTCATCTTCAGCTTCTTCTTTTGTTAATTCTACTCTTCCATCTAATCGACCACGTAGACCTATAGGGAGTCCTGTATTTGCTAAAGCTTCGGTTTTTTCGTCTATTTCCCCTTCTTCTAAACCCTCATCTACATATTCTCGACTCATATTATTTATAAATATAAAATTAATTGTAATAGAAAAATAATAATTCTAAAGAATATAAAATTAGTTGATATTATTAATTATGTTTTGTAAACGTTGTACTCATCTATATTCATTTGATTTAAATCGTGATAATTCTGTTTTTTTAAACTGTTCTAATTGTGGAGATGAAGAAAAAGTTTCAAATTATATTCAAACATCTTTTGAAATTATTTTCTATATACATAAAAAAATTGAAATCTTTTTTTGTAAATAAATTTTTTATATTGTATAACTGAAATTGTATATCTTAAAATGCCATCTACTTCAAACGATAGAATTACACTTGTTGATGAAATGAAACAAGAAGAAGGAAATAGATGGGGATGTCTTTTGATAACTATTATTATTTGTTGTGTTGTTTTACCAATAACAATTAATACTGAGCCATCTTCTCAAAATAATAATCCTAATCATATTAAACATCATAAGCCAAGTTCCCAGCCAACATCTCAACCAAGTTTTCAACCAAGTTTTCAACCTACTTCACAACCAAGTTTTCAACCTACTTCACAACCAAGTTTTCAACCTACTTCACAACCAAGTTT